ATAGTCCTTTTTAATGTTTTTGGTGACGCTGGAGTTCCCCTTGTATATTTTAAATTGGTTAAAGAACTTTGGTCGTGTACCAAAAGCTTTTTGACATATCTTGGTAGAGTTCCTGAATTCCCTCGCACGGAACTAAATAGTATTACTGATGATGATTATTGCCTAGAACAGCTAAGAGCAGTCTAATGGATCGTCGCTTAAAAAAAATTATAACTATTGTAGAAGAAATGATGGCTGCTAATGCAGTTGGTCAATCTGGTGGATTTTCTGATACTTCCGACCCTAAAGGTCCGGTTGCTGGTAAGTATGTATACCTGGGCAGAGGCTCAAGAAAAAGGTGGATGAAAGATCGCACTAAAAAAAATGGATAATCAGATAAACTCTGCAATCCTAGAAAGATTAGAAAGAGTAGTTGATTCTCTCCAAGAAAATTCTACCCAGATGGGTAAACTTCTTGCTGTTCATAATGAAAAATTAGATACACAAGATAAAGTTGATGCAATTCTCTTTGAGAAGTTAGATAGACTGTCTGAAGATATAAAAAGAGAAACCACATCAATTAAGAAAGGATGTGAAAGAGACATTCGTCTTATCGATGAAAGACTGAGGATTCTAGAGAAGAAAATGTGGAGCGTTGCAGGAGCTTTTGCTGTCATCAGTGTCTTGATATCCCCAGTTGGATCTAGAGTTATTACAAATATCTTGACGGATAGAGAACCACCTGCTAAAATGATACCAGGCACCTAGTCTGATGAATGGACCTAATTGATTCTAAGTATATTGGTCTAGTATCAGCGAGACTTAGTAAGTTTAAGAGGGTAAAGGCAGACCTCTATAACTTTCGTTGCCCAATTTGTGGAGATTCTCAACGCTATAAGAATAAAGCGCGTGGGTATATCTATTCAGTAAAGAACAACACTAATTTTAAGTGTCACAATTGTGGTGCTTCAATGTCGTTTAATAACTTTTTAAAGAAGATCGATACGACTCTTCAAAAGAAGTATGCCATAGAAAAATTCAAAGAAGGATTTACTGGAAAAACTTTTACCACTGAGGAACCTACATTCGTTTTTGAAAAACCTACATTCCAATCCAGTATCACTCTTCCTCTATGCAGTGAGGTGGAAGTTGGTAGAACCTATCTACAAAAGCGTGGAATCGACCCTACCAAATTTTATTTTGCGGAAAAGTTTAAGTCCTTTGCTAACTCATATAAGGAAGTTTTTACAAGCACTACTAGTGAAGAGTCTCGCATTGTAATTCCTTTGTTTTATAATCGTAACTTAATTGGGTTTCAGGGTAGAGCTCTAGGTTCTAGTAAGGTTAAATACATCACTGTAATGCTCGATGACAATGCACCCAAAATTTATGGAATTGACACAATCAATAAAGACCTACCAGTCTATGTGGTTGAAGGACCCTTTGACAGCACTTTCCTCAACAATAGTGTGGCTCTGTGTGGCGCTGACGGTGACCTTAGTTGTCTTGAGGGAAGCGATTGCGTTTATGCTTTTGATAACGAGCCCCGTAATGGCGAGATTGTTGGACGCATCGGAAGAGCTATATCTAGAGGCGAGAAAGTCGTCATCTGGCCAAGCAGAATTAAAGAAAAAGACTTGAATGATATGTCATTGAGTGGCATTAATGTAAAGGATGTGGTAGAATCACATACATACTCAGGTCTAGAAGCACAAGTTAAATTTACAGAGTGGAAGAAGGTATGACCAACGGAACTAAGGTTCGTAAGAGATCAGGAGTGTTAGAGGTTCTTGATCTAAACAAGATGCATAAGATGGTAGAAGAGGCATGTAAGGATCTTGCCAGTGTTTCTGCGTCCCAGATTGAAATCAATTCTGGTATTCAATTCTATGACGGCATAACAACAGCAGAGATTCAGGAGATCCTAATTCGCTCTGCTTCCGATCTTATTGATCTAGACAACCCCAACTATCAATTCGTCGCAGCTAGACTGCTTCTGTTCGCTCTGAGGAAGCAATTGTGGGGTCGTATGCATGAGCATCCTTCCCTAGGTGATCATGCCCAGCAATGTGTCCTTAGAGGAATCTACGACAAATATTTCTTCACTCACTATAGTGATGATGAGATTGAAAAGATGGACTCCTTCATCGACCATGAACGGGACATGTTATTTACATATGCTGGACTTAGGCAGGTTGTGGATAAATACTTAGTGCAAGATCGTAGTGCTGGGGAAGTTTATGAAACTCCTCAATTCATGTACATGATGATTGCTGCAACTGTGTTCGCTGAATACCCAAAGGATGTACGGTTAGATTATGTCAGAAGGTACTACGAAGCAATCAGCAAGCACAAAATCAACATCCCAACGCCAATCATGGGAGGAGTGCGGACACCCCTGCGTCAATTTGCATCTTGTGTTCTCGTTGATGTTGATGACACCCTCGATAGTATCTTTAGCAGCGATATGGCTATTGGTAAATATGTCGCACAAAGGGCTGGTATCGGTATTAACGCAGGCAGAATTCGTGGCATCAATTCTAAGATTAGAGACGGCGAGGTACAACACACAGGTGTTGTCCCCTTCCTTAAAAAGTTTGAATCAACTGTCAGATGCTGTACACAAAACGGTATCAGAGGTGGTTCTGCTACAGTTCACTTTCCTATCTGGCATAAAGAAATCCAAGACATAATTGTCTTGAAAAATAATAAAGGCACTGAAGATAATCGCGTTCGTAAACTGGATTATAGTATTCAGATCAGTAAACTTTTTTACGAAAGATTTATCTCCAATGGACAAATCACACTCTTCAGTCCTCATGATGTTCCGGGTCTGTATGATGCTTTTGGTACTGATGCATTTGACGCTTGCTATGTGGACTATGAATCAGATAGATCTATTCCGAGACAAACTGTATCGGCTCAGGAGCTATTCTTAAGTCTTCTCAAAGAGAGAGCAGAGACTGGTCGTATTTACATTATGAATATCGATCACTGCAACACTCACTCATCCTTTAAAGACAAGGTAGAGATGAGTAATTTATGTCAGGAAATTACTCTCCCAACCAAACCTCTTCAGCATATTGATGATCCTAATGGAGAGATTGCTCTCTGTATTCTTTCTGCTATCAACATTGGCAAGCTTCGTAACTTAGATGAATTGGAAGAACTGTGTGATCTTTCTGTTCGTGGATTGGATGCACTGATTGATTTCCAAGGTTATCCTGTTAAGGCTGCTGAAATCGGTACTAAGAACCGTCGTTCTTTGGGCGTTGGATTTATTGGTCTCGCACATTATCTTGCACGGAATAAGGTAGGGTATGATAGTCCTGAAGCATGGAATCTTGTCCACGACCTTACAGAAGCTTTCCAATACTATCTACTGAAATCGTCTAATCAGCTTGCCAAAGAACTAGAACCTTGTGGGTATTTTGATAGGACTAAGTATTCTTCTGGTATTCTTCCCATTGATACATATAAGACAGAAGTAGATGGTATTGTACCTCATAACCTGAAGTATGATTGGGAAAGTCTCAGAGAATCTATCGTATCCTATGGTCTTAGGAACTCAACATTGTCCGCACAGATGCCTTCGGAGAGTAGTTCCGTTGTGTCAAACGCTACCAATGGAATCGAGCCTCCTCGTGGATACTTGTCCGTTAAGAAGTCCAAGAAAGGACCTCTTAAGCAGATTGTCCCCCAGTATAATACTCACAAATCTCATTATACCCTTCTCTGGGATATGGAATCTAATGAAGGTTATATTAAGATCGTCGCCGTGATGCAGAAATTCTTTGATCAGGCAATTTCTGGTAACTGGAGCTACAATCCAGAGAACTATAAGGACAACGAGGTCCCCGTTTCTGTGATGGCAAATGATCTCCTGACTACATATAAGTACGGTTGGAAGACTAGCTATTATCAGAACACTTACGACAACAAGAATGATGATGTAGAAGAAGAGAAACCAGATCTCAATACGCTATTAAACAGTCTAACTAAAGAAGAGGAGTGTGACGCCTGTGCAATTTAGAACTAACGCTGACACCATGCCTAAAACAAGTGTGCAAGGAATGACAGTTTTTAATACGAACGATCATGAAACCAAAAAACAACCAATGTTTTTTGGTTCTCCTCTTGGAATTCAGAGATATGATTCGTATAAGTATCCTGTATTTGATCGCCTGACTACTCAACAACTAGGATACTTTTGGAGACCTGAGGAGATTTCTTTACAAAAAGATCGTGGTGATTATCAACTACTTCGTCCAGAACAAAAGCATATCTATACTTCTAACTTAAAGTATCAGATCATGCTTGATTCTATTCAAGGTCGTGGTCCTGGTATGGCGTTCAGTCCTTACTGTTCTCTTCCTGAATTGGAAGCATGTATGAATGCTTGGCAGTTCATGGAGATGATTCATAGTAGATCTTACACATATATTATCAAGAATGTTTATAGTGATCCCTCAGAGATCTTTGATACTATCATTCATGATGAAAGGATTTTAGAACGGGCTAGATCGATTACACAGGCATATGATGAGTTCATCAATGCTGCTCAACAGTACGGTGGTAGTAATGATTGGCAGCATGCACAAGAAGGTGCCGGATCATTTAGAGAAAATCGTTATGAACTTAAAAGAAAACTTTTCCGTGCGGTAGCAAATGTCAATATTCTCGAAGGTATCAGGTTCTATGTCTCGTTCGCTTGCTCGTTTGCGTTTGGTGAACTCAAGCTTATGGAAGGATCCGCTAAAATTATCTCTCTCATCGCAAGAGACGAAAACCTCCATCTTGTCATTACTCAAAACATCCTCAACAACTGGGCGAAAGGTGATGATTCAGACATGCAACAAATTGCTAGGGAAGAAAAGACCTGGTTGATTGATACCTTTAAGGAAGCTGTTGGACAAGAGAAGCAATGGGCAGAGTATCTGTTCAAAGACGGATCTATGATTGGTCTGAATGAGAAACTTCTATCCCAGTATGTTGAATGGGTAGCTAACCGTCGTATGAAAGCGATTGGTCTTGATCCTATCTATGACATTGCTGCTAAGAATAACCCACTGCCCTGGACTACTCATTGGACCTCTTCTAAGGGTCTTCAGGTAGCACCTCAGGAGACAGAGGTTGAGTCTTACATCGTTGGTGGTATCAAGCAGGATGTGAAGAAAGATACCTTCGCCGGGTTCCAACTATAAATAAAGTATATCGTCGCCGCAGAGGGTCCTGGTCACAGTCAGGTAACCCTCTTTTTTTATGCTTATAAATAATTCTACTGGAATATGTTGAAGAGAAATGCTTTCCTCTGATCTTAACAAACTTGCGGATTCTTATGCTCAGATTACTTCTGAGGCAATTGATCCAAAAGGCGCAGCTCGTATGGACGCTGCTAAAGGCAAGAAAAAAGAGACGCAAGACCAAATTGATAAGCGTCTAATGCTAGGTAAGTATTCTCCTGGTAGTAAGAAGAAGAAAACAGATAAGTGTACATCCGAGTCTTTCTATCTGAAGAGACTGCAGGCTATGAATCCTGTATTTGCTGAACAGTATCTCTATATTGCAGAGATTCTAATCGAAGAAGGATACGAGAACTCTAGACTTATTGATAATATTGTAGAGGCATTTCCTCCCGAGATGGTTGGGTATGAGTTTATCTCTGCTCTGAAGGCAGTAAACCCCCGCTTGCATGAGAACCTTCAGTCTACTGAGAAGAGGCAAGCGAAGGCGATTGTAATGCATCTTTCTGAAGGACCAGAACTTCGCAAGCTTGGTACAGCGATCAAAAATCTGTTTACCAGAAAAAATACTTCATCAAAAACAATCCCTGATAAAGACCGTCCTGCTGACATGAAGAAAGGTAAGGTCTACGGAGACCCATCACTTCCAACTATCCCTGATAAAGACCGTCCTGATGACATGAAGAAAGGTAAGGTCTACGGAGACCAATCAGCAACTAAAACTAGTCCTTCTGGTCCTACACCAGAACAGATGAGACAGAAGGCAGCAGAACAGCAGGCAAAAACTAGACAACAAATGAAAGGTGATTCTAGAATGAATCCTTCATCATCTTCTTCATCATCTTCTTCTACATCCAGTCCTTCACCTGCACCTAAAGCAAAACCTGCACTTTCTGCGAAAGATACTGCAAGCAACGCCGAGTATGACCGTTTAAGAAATCAACCTGGTGGAAAAAAATCAGGTAGTGCTGCAGCGAAGTTTGGTATGGCTGCATCAAAGGCAAAGTTTGGTAATCAGTTAAAGCCAAAGACAAAAAACCCCATGCTTGAGGGCAGTGTCTTTGAAAGTTTGAAGAAAGCCCGCGAGAATGTTGGTGCTTCTACCTGTTGGGATGGTTACAAGGCAAAGGGTACTAAGAAAAAGAACGGTAAGGAAGTTCCTAACTGTGTAAAGGAAGAGGATCTCTCGGAAGCACCATATGGTGTATCACCTAATCAAGATCCTATGGTTCCCAAGAGTCATAATGAGCGTATGAAAGATGCGAGAGACAAGAGTAAAAAGCAAGGTGTTTTCTTACCTCCTTGGATTGGTCCAGAACCAAAAAGAGTAAAAGCTAAACCAACCACTCAAACGGCTGGTTACGAACCAGAAGGTAAATTGTTAGAAGGTATTAGGGATAAGGATTCTGAAAAGGGTACTAAGGAGAGAAAGGAACGCCTTGAGAAGAAGCGTGGCATGAAAGTAGATGACCATCCCCAGTATCTGGAAACAGATATGAAGAAGCGTCAGGAGAATAACGAGAAGGCTCGTAAGGATATGGATAAAGTGAAGGGTCAGAAGAACCCTCACTTTGAAGATGTTAGTCACTATGATGTAATCCTTGCTTTTCTCAGTGAGAACAACCTCATTGAGAGTGTAGAGGAAGCAGAAGAGATCATGATGCAACTCACTGGTGCTCAGATTGTTGAGATCATTGATGAATTCATGAACAACTGAGACTATATAATGTAGTTTAAATACATCATGGTTGATTATGAAAACCCCTGGATTTTTGAAGGACAACCTTTTTTATCTGAGAACATTGGTGAGTTTGTCGGTTTTGTCTACCGGATTACTAATCTCGAATCAGGTAGGCAATACATCGGTAGGAAGTACTTTCACCAACTACGAAAGCCTAGAGGTGGAGGTAGGCGAGTTAAGAGTGAGAGCGACTGGAAAAGATACTACGGAAGCTCTGACGAACTTAATCGGGACCGCCGTGGACTTGGAAATAGTTCCTTCAAACGAGAAATACTTTCGTTACAATTAACAAAGGGTAAAGTTAACTACGAAGAAACCAAACAATTATTTGTCCATTCTGTCCTAACAGAATCTCTTGAAAACGGTGACCCCAAGTATTACAATAGTAATATCTTGGGTCGTTATTATAAAAAAGATTATTATTCATGGCCGAATATCGAAGAGACATAAACGATAACGATATACTTTACGGTTCCTCCAGAGACCATCAGTACATGATGGAATGGGAACATAAGTATATGATAGATTGTATAGATTTCTTAGAACCTTATGGTGATGTTCTAGAGATTGGATTTGGTATGGGATATTCTGCTGATCAAATTATGAAGTGGAAACCTAAATCATATACTGTACTGGAACCAGATCCTGTAGTCTATGAAAAAGCTTTGGAGTGGTCTAAACAATATCCTAATACTACAGTTATCAAACAAGCATGGCCTGATATAAGTGGATTGGGAAAGTTTGATTGTTTTTTCTTTGACCCATACTTAGAGGGGGATACCTCTAATATTTGTATTAATAATTGTGCAGTCACTTTCTTTATATTAAAATGTTTTAAACATCTGGCAAAAAAACGATCCCGGTATTCTTTTTATTGTTCTAGTCAAGGAAATGATATTGAGGACTGGGGGAAAAATGTATATCGCACCTTAATGGATTTGCCCGAAGGGGTTCAGTTTGGTATTAAAATATCCCCATATGATGTAGAAGTCCCTGATAATTGCAATTACTGTAAAAATAATTGGTTACATCTTCCCGTGATATCTCTGGCTCAAAACCTGTAATTGGCTTATGATAGAACATATCTTTCCAACAGCAATTTACAGATCAAATGTTCCCTGTCCACAAAAAGAGTGGAAAGGAATGATGGATCTATGTAAAGAGTTTTACTATAAAAACTTAGAAGAGATTGAAGATAATGGTAACTTTACTGGTGACCAAGACATACCAAAGTTTTTTCTCTTACATAAAACTAAAGAATTTTATTGGTTGAATGCTCAGATGGCACATGCTACGAGGCAGTATCTATCTGGTATGTGTAGACAAACTGAAGATGACAAGGATTATGATCATGACATCTTCTTTCAAAAGTCCTGGCCCAATGTGTGTAGACCAGACGAGGGTGGCAATCCAGATCATTTGCATAAGGGATCTCACTTTAGTGGTATCTACTACTTAAGAACTCAGGGGAATGGTGGAACATTGACTCTTGCCTCTGAAGGTTATATGGATAATCTTCCATTGAATGTTAATGATGATTATGGTATTTACAGTTTAGATCCAGAAGATGGTGATCTAATTATTTTTCCATCTAATATTTTGCATAGGGTAACAGAGTTTAATGGAGTTGACTTTAGAGCTTCAATCGTTTATGATATCTTCGTGACCTCTACTGTAAATGTAGACCACAACTACGAAAATGTCGTCACTTCACCACATCACTGGGTCCAAGTATAGACTAAATAAGTTTGCTAGGGGTTCCGAATGCTTTCCACACAGTACCGACTAAAGCTGGAGTTTATTTGTAAATGTATTGCTAATGGAGAAAAAGTTAAATTAGATGATATGGTTTGGGCACAGAAACTTGCTAAGGCAAATACATCTGCTAATGAGATGTTAAAGATGGCAAGACGCCAAGCATCTCAAAATATCGAAGAAGGTAGCACAGACGATTTTCTGAATAGGATGGGTTTAGGAGATCCCGATCCATCCAATCACAAGAAGGGATTTACTGATGCTGACGATATCAAGAGTTGGTTTCACCAAGACAAACCTGATGATTGGAGACAGCGAGACTAATGCCACATGAATTTGATCCATGCGAAGCACCGAGGGGTAAAGTAGATAAGTGGGGGTTTTCTATTAAACCTCCTATCGGTGATGAAAAATGTATTCTTATTTGTTTAAAGAATGCTCCCTGTGGTACTGATAAAAAACAAGTAGAGAGATTGATAAAATATTATGAAGATCTCGAAAAGAACTCTTTCAAACATAATTTTTGGTAATAATAATGGATGATTTTAACACACCAGGATCGAATAAATCTTGGATGGATGATGGGTTTAAAGAGTTTGTCACCCAATTACAACTAGATAATGTTTGTAAAATATTGAACGGTGAATTAATGCATTATTATTGTTCTGATAGAACAACAACTCACGAAAAAATTGTAATTGAATTCAACCACAAAACAAAGGAGGAAAACAATGACAAATCCTAATCAACTTTATGAGGATATGGACAAGCTCAATGCTCTTTTTGAAGAACTAATGTGGCATCCAGATGATGAGTTAGTTTTTACGCATGAGAATGGTCGAGTTGTGATTTATAATAGGACTTTAGATGATTGCAACAGTAATTGATAAGCAATTTGAGCTTTCGTATATGGTTAAGGTTGAGACGCAAATCAAAAACCTACCAGTAACTGCTACTAACATTGCGAACGGTACTTCAGTTCCTTATGGAGAGAATGGAACTCATAGATTGATGGGGGAAAACATATTTGAAAGGGAGTCAATAAACAAAGTAGTAAATCTCATGGATGACAGTGAGATTTTCTTTGATATGTTGGAGGAATTAGAAGAGCTTCTTGATAAAAGATTTTATCTTAATAGAATTGATTTTAACTTACAGCATTCTTTTTGTGATGGGACTAGTCATATAGATGGAGAAGAAGGTTCCTATACAATTATGTACATGCCGAATTTGGAATGGGATACTTTAGAATGGGGTGGTCAGTTTCAACTACTTGATGATGAAGATAATGTTATAGAAGAGCATGAATATGTACCTGGTAGGGTACTAATTTTCCCATCGGAGATTAAACATAGAGGACTAGGACCACGGCATCCTCATGTGTATAGATACACTGTGGTATGGAGAGTACAGGAGCTCAACGACGCATTATGAAACCAAACATTCTTTCCCTTGACAAAGCTCTATCTTCAGAAGACTTTAGAGAAGTAAGTGAGTATGCATATGACGCTGAGTATGCATATGGTGAGCGAGACGATGATTCCCACAAACCAACAGGATTGATTTGTGAATTAGATCCAGAAAATGAAGAAGATGATGCCATTGTAGGCATCTTAGAAACCATAATCTATGCTAGATATCCAGAGATTCAGGAGTATAAATTATACCGAGCATACATTAATTGCTTTGCTCCTAGAGAGATCGCAAACTTTCATAAAGACTGTGATATTGATCAAGATGAAGTTACTTTCATTTTCTATGCCAACAAAAATTATACTGGAGTAGATGAGGGGGGATGTACGGAGTTCTTCTTGGACAATAAAATTATTGGTGTCCCTCCCGTCCCTAATACTTTATTAAAATTTACTTCTTGGATTTTGCATAGAGCAACTCCTTTGAATTCGGATCATCGTTTTACCTATGCACTCAAATATTCTAAAGAAGATTATTCAGGAACATAGATATCATGTGGAGGATGGACTATTCCTCCCCGAAGTCATCGATGAGCTTAGGGAGTACGCTCTCAATGCAGAAGACCCGGATGATATCTATGAAGACTACTACTCTCTTAATTTTTCTAAAGAGAGGTTGCGCCTTCCCATTCTTTCTGCTATAATAACAGGGTTGGAAACAAGGTTCCCATTCCTTGGTCATTTTGATAGAGGATGGGCATTTGTTTACGACAATAATGCCGAAGGTGTGACTCCACATGCTGACCCAGCATGTTATAATGTGAATCTCTGGGTCACTCCAGATTCTTCTGTAGAAGATCCAGAGAAAAATGGTTTGATTCTTTACGATATCAAACCGCCTCCGACATGGACATGGCGTGAGTATAATACGGATGTCAAGTTGATTCGGAAATATCTGGAGTATACTAGATCAGAGAAGACGATTATACCATATGCGTATAATCGTCTTCTCATATTCAACTCCAAGTACTTTCACGAAACAAATAGAGTTTCGATGAAACCAGGTTCCAATCACAGAAGAGTTAATTACACCTTCATGTTTAAGACTCAGTAGCTCAGTGGACAGAGCAACTGCCTTCTAAGCAGTCGGTCGTTGGTTCGACCCCAACCTGAGTCGTTTGGGAGATTAGCTCAGAGGTAGAGCACCTCGTTTACACCGAGATTGTCACAAGTTCGATCCTTGTATCTCCCATGAATTTTTTCAGTAATAAAGATTTTCAACTTAATGAATCCTGGAATATTGTGAATGTTCCTTGGAAAGATTCTGAGATTTTATTCATTGACGATATATATAAGTACCCTGAAAAAATTTATCAATACCTTAACTCTGTTAATAGTATTGTAACTCATAAATCTTGTAAGGGATCTCTCAATGGCATTGACTTTATGGATGGTCAAATGCTATTGGATAATAGGTGGGATTTGCACAGAAAATATTTGTTAGAATCGATAGCAAATAATTATAATCTAGAAGTAGATCCACAAACTGCACCCCATACGATCAATCAGTTTAGATTGATTAATGATGTTCCAAAAGAGAGACACTGGCATCCTCACACTGATGGTCAATTAAATTTTATTATCTTTTTGAATCCAACTCATCATATGAAATCTGGCACTTCATTGTATACTCCTTGCAATACAAAAGCAAAGAGCTATTCTAGTAAAAGGGACACCGAACATACAAGTCCTTGGAAAACCAATAAACAGTTCAAGGAAGATTTGTGTATCTTAGATCGATTTAATTGTGGGGTCGTGTTTCCTGGAAAATGGTTTCATGGTCAAACAATTGTAGACGACTTCTTTAAACAAACAACTAGATTTACTGAGGTTACTTTTTTATGAAGAAGAAAAAAATTAAAGAAGAATTATCTGAAATAAAGGAGTTATTAAGACATGCTATCTGTCAAATGCAAAATTTGCAATGTAGAATTGACCAGCTCAACCAAGAGTCAGAGTTGCGGTTGCCCAAATATGATGACATTATTGGATGACAAAATTACAGCTATGGATCTTAGTGAAGTCGTTTTGTTAAAAAATGAAAACAATTCTAAGGATAGTCATGTTCTTAGTAGAAATGACTTAGAGTACCAAGAGAACCGACGCAAACGCAAAGTTCGTAAACTAAACTTTGAAGTACGATGATTGACCTGAATAACCTGACTCATGAGCAGAAAGAATGCCTTGCAGAGGACTGTGAGGATTTTCTATTGCATCGTCACATTCCTCTTCACTCCCACAGTTACGACAACATCATTCGTCAGGCAATGGTAGAGGGATATCAAATTGATAAGTTTGATCGGCACCCACCCTTTGTGATCAAACCAAAGTAGGAACTGTCCATAGGTCCTACTCAAACCAGTAAATATGGGGTATAATAACAAGGTAATCAAACAGAGCAATGTCTGTCACTACTAAGTTCAGGAAACACATCAACATTCTTCGTAGTACTGTTGAAGGTCAAGTTGATCTAGATCACCAGTATCCAAAAGTTTTTCGTAAGGTCACTAAGTATTACAGGGAAAAGGGAATTCAATTTAAGAACGATCCTTGTGATGACTACGAAATTCTGCTAGACTGTCTGTACAATGATCTTGTAACTGAAGGTATTATCAATGAATGATCTAGATCCAAAGTCTGTTGCATCGACTAAGACGCTTGTTATTCATGAGCGTTATCCTTATCGCTATGTGCAAAAGGGTTACATTCAACTCAATGATAAGCCTGACTTGCGTCTTCAAAAGGCAGATGAGTATAGTAAAAAATACTCTGACATCTATCTTTTTGATAATGCCGACCAGTGTTTTCTAGCTATAGAAGATTTTGAGTATACTAAGTGGCTAGATCCTCATGGTGTACCATGTTATACCAAAGATACCGTATCATCCAATTATTAATTATGTACAACTCCTACCAAACTGCTGCTGACTCTGTAAAAAATGCACTTATTTCTGCACTAAATAACGACGAGGATACTAGAACGCTGTCAGAAATTTGGCGGCATTACTTGGGACTTCGTGCTATCGCAGATCAAGCATGTGCTGATCAAGCAATGTCCTCCGAAGACAATATTACTTTCAATTCTTCCTCCGCTAGCCCTTTTGATTGGGGTCAGGATGGCATTAGTTTCACTGGCAATCCTACTGCTACTGTTGTAGCTGCTGATACTGTAGCTATTAGTAGTCTTGGAGGACAGGATATTATTACATTTAATTAAAAAATGATTGCATTAATAACTGGTATTACAGGACAGGATGGATCGTACCTTGCAGAACTTCTCCTTGAAAAAGGATATGAAGTTCATGGCATTGTACGCCGTTCTTCTCTTATTAATACTCATAGAATTGATCATATCTATGATCGTATTCATCTCCATTATGGAGACCTGACTGATGCTGGTAATCTTATCAGTATTATTCAAAAGATCAAACCAACTGAGGTTTATAACCTTGGTGCAATGAGCCATGTTAAGGTGTCTTTCGAGATGCCTGAGTATGTGGGTCAAGTTGATGCTCTAGGAACACTGCGTCTTCTGGAAGCTATTCGTCTATTAGATCATCCCTGTAAGTTCTATCAGGCATCTACTAGTGAATTGTATGGACTCGTACAAGAAGTTCCTCAGAAAGAAACAACTCCCTTCTATCCAAGATCCCCCTATGGGGTGGCAAAACTATACTCTTACTGGATGGTCAGAAACTATCGTGAAGCGTATGGTATCCATGCTAGTAATGGTATCCTATTCAACCATGAATCCCCTAGGAGAGGTGAAACCTTCGTTACCCGTAAGATCACGATGGGATTGTCAAAGATCTCTGCAGGTCTGCAAGATATTTTAGAGCTTGGTAATCTGGATGCTCAGCGTGATTGGGGGCATGCTAAAGATTTTGTTCGTGGTATGTGGATGATCTCTCAGCATGATACTCCTGACGATTTTGTTCTTGCCACTGGTAAGATGCGTAGTGTTAGGGAGTTTGTTGAAGAAGCTTCTCAGTATTATGGATTCAGTATTGAGTGGCGTGGAGAGGGATTGGATGAGGTTGGTTTCTGTAAATGTATGAACAGAGACATCATTCGCATCAACCCTAAATATTACCGCCCAACAGAAGTTGAACAACTACTGGGTGATTATACCAAGGCTAAAACTGTCCTCGGATGGGAACCAGATATTAGTTTTTCGGAACTTGTACAAGACATGTGTATTTACGGACAATGAATAAATTTTACAAAATTGAAAAATGTAGAGTTTGTGGTAACGAACATCTAGTTACGGTACTCGATCTTGGTGATCAGTATCTCTCTGGTATTTTTCCAAAAACGATTGACTTTGGAATGTATAGGGGTCCTTTAGCTCTTGTCAAATGCGATGAGAAGAAGGGTGGATGTGGGCATGTTCAACTAGAACATACCTTTGATCTTCCTACCATGTATGGTGAAGAATATGGATACCGTTCTGGTTTGAATGGTTCTATGATCCGTCACTTGCGTGAGAAAGCAGAAAAAATCAAGGCGGATACTAAACTAGAGTCGGGTGATATTGTTGTTGATATTGCTGGTAATGATGGCACCTTCCTAAGTTGTTTCCCTCATGATCTTCAGCTCATGAGTATTGATCCTACCTCTAAAAAGTTTAGAGATTTTATCCCTGACCATGTGAGTTACATTGCAGACTTCTTCTCTGCTGATGCCTTCCGTGAGCGGTTTGGTAAGCAAAAGGCAAAGGTCATTACATCATTCTCTATGTTCTATGACCTAGAGGATCCTTGTGAGTTTGCTCGTCAGGTCCATGAAGTCCTTGATCCTCAGGGTATCTGGGTTCTTGAGCAGAGCTACATGCCTGAGATGCTGAAGCAGAATTCTTTTGATACTGTGTGTCATGAGCATCTGTCTTACTATGGTATGAGACAACTTAAATACATCATGGACAAAGCGGGATTCAAGATTGTTGATTTTGATTTCAATGATGTCAATGGTGGCAGCATCTCTGTTGTTGTTACTCACGCTACTAATAGTGAGCGTAAAGAGTGTACAACTAAACTCACTGGTATCATCGCTCTAGAACTTGAAAAGAAGTTAGATACTATTGAGCCTTGGGAAGAATTTGCTCAGAGAATTAATGATTGTAAAGACCAGTTCTGGAAGATCATGGACTTCTACAAATCAAATAATGCAAAGATCTGTTGTCTAGGTGCTAGTACTAAAGGTAATGTGACTCTTCAAACATGGGAGATTGGTCCTGATGATGTAGAGGCTATTGGTGATGTTAATCCTGATAAGGATGGATCATTTACACCTGGTACATGGATTCCTATTAAGGATGAAGAAGACATTATGATGAATGAATATGATCTTCATATTGTTCTACCTTGGCACTTTAGAAATTTCTTCCTTAAGAATCCTAAGTTTAAAGGAAAGCGTTTCTTGTTCCCTCTTCCAGAACCTGAAGTTGTAATCGCCCCATGAAACTTAGAACAATGAAAAAAGATTCAAAGATTTATGTCGCTGGTCATCGTGGTTTAGTTGGATCTTCTATTGTTCGTCGTTTAGAACATGAAGGGTATGAAAACATTGTTACTAGGACTAGGCAAGAACTTGATCTTATGGATCAAGATGCTGTAGAAAGTTTCTTTGATTATGAACAAATTGATTATGTATTTGATGCTGCTGCTCGTGTCGGTGGCATCCACGCCAATGATACATATTCGGCAGAGTTCATCTATCAGAACACTCAGATTCAAAACAATCTAATTCACAATGCTTGGAAAAGCGGTGTTAAAAAGTTTTTGTTTTTGGGAAGTGTATGCATCTATCCTAAGTTTGCAGAGACTCCTGTACAAGAAGAGTCGTTGATGTCTGGAGAACTTGAGCCTACTAATGATGCATATGCTCTAGCTAAGATTCATGGTATCTACATGCTCAAGTCCTACTACAAGCAGTATGGATTCAAGAGTGTTTCTCTTATGCCTGCTAACCTATATGGTCCTAATGATAACTTCCACCCCATGAATGGGCATGTCATTCCGGCGATGATGCAGAAGTTTAATAACTGGACTCAAGGTAACGATCCGGTCACCTGCTGGGGCACAGGAGACCCTCGTAGGGAGTTTCTCCATGTAGATGATCTTGCTGATGCATGTCTCTTCGCCATGGATAACTATAGTCAGGCAGAGTTGCTGAATGTGGGGTCAGGTGAAGATGTTTCTATTAAAGAGCTAGCAGAGATGATTGCTAAAGTTACTGGTTACCCTGGAGACATCTGTTGGGATGTATCTAAACCAGATGGAACTCCAAAGCGTCCCTTAGACTATACAAAACTCTTGGAAAAAGGTTGGAAGCCGAACTATAAATTACTAGATGGTCTTCGTAAGACCTATGAATGGTATACTGCAAACACTGATATTCAAACAAGATGATTGGTATTAATTATGTCGGCAAGATGAAAGAGCGTCTTGCCAATCAAATGTTTCAGTATGCTGCAGTAAAAGGCATTGCTGCTAACAGGGGATTTAATTATTGTGTCCCTCCTTCAAAATTTAAGAGTAATGATGATGAATGGAATGAGCACCAGTTGTTTGTTCCTTTTGAATTGACTGACTTAAATCCTCTTCAAGTTCAGTACATTGATTCTGATCGCCCTATTGTTAGAGAAGAGTTTTATCACTTTGATGAGAATCTGTTTAATAATTGTCCAGACTTTGTTAGTCTCTTTGGATTCTTTCAGTCTGAAAAATATTTCAAACATATCAGGGAAGATATTCTGAAGGACTTTACTTTTACTGAGGATTATCTAGAGCCTTGTAAGAAGATGTTGATGGATGTAACAAATCCTATCGCTCTTCATATTCGCCGTAGTGATTATGCTAATTATTCGCACCATCCTATTTGTGATATAAATTACTATAAGGAAGCGTTAACATACTTCGGTCCTGAACGGGAAGTGATTATCTTCTCGGATGATCCCGAATGGTGTTTGGATGAATCAACTTTCGATAACGATAGATTCTTAGTTTCTCAAACAAATGATCAGTATCTTGATCTTTGTATGATGTCTCTCTGCAGTGATTTTATTATTGCAAATAGTTCTTTTAGTTGGTGGGGAGCGTGGCTCTCTACTAATAAGAATAAGAAAGTCATCGCTCCTAAAACCTGGTTCGGACCTCCTCTAGATAAAACAAATGATACAAAAGATTTGTACTGTGAAGGATGGAAAGTGATATGAGTGTAGCTATTATATTCATTGGGACAAACAAGTATCTAGATTTCCTTCCGAAATATTATGAGACTTGCGAAAAACTTCTTTTTCCTGATCTGAAAAAACAATATTATGTTTTTACTGATGGGGAACTTGGTGGTGATGTACCTGATAACATGACGGTTGTTCCTATTGAGCATAAAGACTGGCCTGCAATCACACTAGAAAGATTTCACACTATCTTAACAGCAGAAGAACTTCTGAAAGAGCATGAATGGTTGCTCTTTCTAGATGCTGATATGAGAGTTGACTCTGTAGTCTTCTCTGAAGAACTTCTCGATGATGATAAAGACTTTGTTGCTGTTCACCATCCATGTCATTACTTGACTGGTACGGGAACCTTTGAAACTAATCCTGAATCCGAAGCTTATGTGAAGGGAGAACCTCTTCAATACTATCAAGGATGCCTCTGGGGAGGTAAAATTGAAGCAGTCATTCCTATGATGAAACTCTTAAAAGACAGAGTTGACAAAGATTATAGTAATGATATAATTGCTCTATGGCATGATGAAAGTCATCTCAATAGATTCTTTATTGAAAACAACGATAGGGTGTTTGCTGTTGCACCGGACTATGCATTCCCAGAATGCTATCCTAACTATCCCTACCAAAGAAAAATTGTACACCTATCCAAAGATAATTCATCTTATCAAGTATGAGCGATCCAAATGCATGGCAAATGCCAACCTTCTTCACTGCGGACAAAGCAGATGAACTCAGATATAAATTCCCTGGACTTGAACTGGTAAGTCACCAGAACTTCTCGCAGTGTTACCAGGATATGTTTGTTTTGAGTATGACTGATGGTCGTCCAAAAGGAACTTTTGTTGAGATCGGATCTGGACATCCAGTAATTTCTAACAATACTGCTCTCCTTGAATCTCGCTTCGAGTGGAATGGTATTGGTCTTGAGATCAAAGATCATGAAGCTGATTTATATAATCAACATCGTCGTGCAAAGGTCGCTGTAGGGGATGCTACCACTGCAGACTTTGATGCATTGTTTGAAGAAGTTGGTATTGGTCCTAACTTTGATTACTTACAAGTAGATTGTGAACCAGCTGCGGTCACATTTGAAGCATTGAAAAAGATTGATCTTGACAAATATAAATTTGCTACAATCACATTTGAACATGATGCGTATAATGACGGTACTGATGTTAGAGATGCTTCTCGTGAGTATCTTTCGTCATATGGCTACATCTTGATCGCTGATAATATTTCTGTAGATGATGAGCATCCCTTTGAAGATTGGTGGGCTCATCCTGATCTTGTACCATCCCATACTATTGATACAATGAAGTGTGTAGATGGAGAAACTAAAAAAGCAGAAGATTATATGCTAGGGAGGGTATGATGAAGTGTGTACTATGGGGGTATCCCTTACACTCTGACACATACTCTTATGTTCATGAGGGATTTAAAAAGGCCCTAGAAAGAGCAGGACATCAAGTTCATTGGTTCCATGATGATGAATATCCTGAACACTCGGACTTTGATTATGAAGACTGTGTGTTTTTTACTGAAGGATACGCAGATAAAAATATCCCGGTCCTTGCTAGTTGCGTTTACTATGTTCATGTATGCGTAAACCCTGAGAAGTATCTTGGCAACTGTAAGAAACTAGTTGATGTTCGCTATCACCAGGATAGTATGGACAAAGATAACTATGAGTTCCATCATGATTTAAATGACTTTGAAGAATTAGATACTGGAGTTTGCATTGATCGTATCTCTTCACAAGAGAAGGGGTACGATATTGTATATCTTGCATGGGCTACTGATCTAATGCCAGAAGAGTTTGATGAAGAGTGGGTAAACATTCCAAGAGAGAATACTTTCTATTTTATCGGAAGCATTTCTCATGAAGGTAGGTTTAAAAATGCCCATCTAATTCAAGAGTTTGGAACATTGTGTGCTAAAATTGATGTGAGAACTGGTTGGTCTAATCCGTGGGTTAATCCCTTAGATGGATCAGTCATGAGAGATCTTATGCAAAGATCTTTTATGAATCCAGATCTTAGAAATGATACTCATAAGAGGTGGGGCACCAAAACTTGTAGAGTTTTTAAGTCTATGAGTTACGGGCATTTAGGTATTACCAACTCACCCAAGCTTGCTAAATTTGCTGGACCTGAAGTTATCTGTGAAGAAAACATTAGTGATCTTTTTGAAGCAGGATTAAAGTATAGAGAAGATAAAGAATTAATTCTCAGACAGATGCGCTATACAAAAGAGCATCATACATATGTTAATCGTATTAACGGACTCCTTAAATTGCTATGAGTAAACTAACCTTTGGTTTTATCGTCGGCGGTGACGATAAGTATTATACGAATCTCATGAGAGCTTGTGAGTCCCTTGAACGGGTTAAGCAGGACCATGAGATTCTTATCATTGATATGGACAATCGTTTGGATATTGAAGATCCAAAAGTTAAGATTGTTTTCACTGATGAAGACAAACTAAAACAGAGGTATCTTAAGAACGGTGATGATGATCGTAATTGGTTCCAACCTCATGCCTGGGCAGAGCGTTATAATCTCTACAAGCATGTAGAGACTGATCATTGTATTTACCTTGATACTGATTGTGTTATTGTTAATGATCGTATTGATGAGCTGATTGAAGAGGCAGGAGAAGATTTTTTACTTACTCAGCACTGGTGGGTTCCTACACTGGATGATTATTTTAGGAATGTGATTGTAGATAGGACAGGACTATCTAAGTATCTCCCTGATGATCATTCTGAGTATGTCTATGGAGCTTCTGGGGCATTCATGTTCCAAAAAGAAAAGCATGATAAATTATTTGAAAGGTATAATGAAATTTTTGAAGATATCTTTAGTCGTCCTGGTGCCCATACTGGAGTGACTGATGAGTTAGTTCTTTGTCTTGCCCTCAATGAAGTTGGTGGATACAAATTTACTAACGGATCTTTTAATCATTGTGCTGCAGCTGATCAGCAAGATTTGAAGATGCAAGATGATACATTTTATGGGAAGAATCCTCAGGAAGATGAGTATAAAAAGATCTTTGCATTCCATAGTGCATGTGAGAATGTAGATTCACTTAAGTATCATAGTCCTGGATTTATTGATCAGATTAAGAAAACTATGTATTGGGAGGATTATCAATGAAGATTGCTTTAATTGGTCCTGGTATTATGAACATTCCACCTGAGGGGTGGGGTGCTGTTGAGATGCTCATCTGGGATTACACTCTGATTCTTAGGGAGCTTGGTCATCGAGTAGAAATTATCAATACTCCAGACAGAGAACTGATTAAGTTTGAGGTGGAACATGGTAAGTATGATGTAGTGCATCTACATTATGATGTCTTTCATGATATCATCGATGACTTGGTTCCTCTATGTAAGAAACTAGTAGTGTCTAGTCACTACCCATATGTTAATACTCCTCACATGTGGGGTAAAGATAACTATGGACCTGTGGTACAGAAGTATGCTGCTAACAGAAACTTTCATATCTTCTGCTCATCTCAGAAAGACTTTAACACTTGGGTGGAATTTGGTGCTAATCCTAATCGTGTTTGGTTGAGCAAACTTGGTGTCCGTCCTTATCCATATAAGTTCGATGAGTTTGCCAGTTGGGATAGAACATTATGCTTCTCTCAAATTGTAGATCGTAAGCGTCAGTATCTTTTAGAAGGTATTGATACCGTTGATTTCATGGGTCGCATGGAGTTTGGTGGTAAGTTTGATAGAAAGAATTCAAATTACAAGGGAGAGGTTATTCGAGAAAAGCTTAATGAATACATTACATGTTATTCAAACATGGTTTTGTTGAGTGAAGTAGAGAACACTACTCCTTTGGTTATTAAAGAAGGATTGATTTGTGGATTGGGTATTGTTTGCTCAGAAGCAATTACTCCCGAGTTGGATACATCCAAACCATGGATTGATGTGATTCCTGAGAGTCAAATAAATAACATCGATCACATTCTCAATGTGATTGACAATAATAAAAAAGTATCGAAGCAGTATAGAAAAGAGATTAGAGAATACGGTATCAACGAATTCGGTCTTGAAAATATTCTTGCTTATGAATACATTCCGAAGTTGCAATCTTTGCTATGAGATTTAGTATTATTGGTCCCGCGACTGCTATTCCCCCAGTAGGATGGGGGGCAGTAGAGAGCCTTATCTGGGACTATAAACTTACCCTAGAGAAACTCGGTCATGAAGTTGACATCATTAATATCTCAGATCCTAGAGAAATTATAAAAAGAGTCAATGCGTATAGTCCCGATTTCGTGCATATTCATTACGATGACTGGGTTGTTCTCTATCCTTATATTCAATATCCTTGTGCGTGTACCACCCACTTCGCATACCTTGAGCAGTCCCACAAGATGAATGGGTATGGCCAAATCTTTGGTCAGTTTCAACAGACTAAACCAAATGTGTTCTGTCTGTCAGAAGGTATTAGGAAAGCATATCATATTCTTGGTGATATTCCTGATGATAGATTGTTCATCGTACCTAATGGTGTCAATCTAGATCTGTTCCGCACTACTGATACTCCAGAGTTTCCTGATCGTAGCATCTACCTTGCTAAGGTTGACTATCGTAAGCGTCAGCATAAGTTTCAGTCTATCGATAGCTTGTTCTTTGCTGGTAACATTGCAGATAAAAAATTTAATCCTAACAAGAACTATCTTGGTGAATGGAAGAAGGAGTATCTTCATGATTATCTAACTGATTATGGCAACCTTGTCCTTCTATCTGATGGTGAGGCACACTCTCTTGTAATTATGGAAGCTTTTGCTTCTGGTCTTGGTGTAGTGGTTAGTGAGTTTGCTCAAGCAAACCTTGATACTGATAGGGAATTCATCACAGTCATCCCAGAATCTAAGATTGATGATGTAGAATTTGTAGAGTATGCTATAATTAAGAATAGGGAATACTCCATCACTCATCGTGATGAGATCCTTGAGTATGCAAAAGAGTTTGATTGGTCAACAGTCTTACAAAACCACTACCTGCCTAATGTACAAGAAGTGATCGCAAAGCATGGACAAAAATAAGTCTGCACAAAAACTCAAAGATCTCCCCCATGTATATTGGTTGAACCTTGACGGCAAAGAAGATCGCCGCCAATGGATGGAGAACCAGTTTGCATATTGGGAAGTGGAGAACACCAGAATCTCTGCTTACGATGGACGCAATGATGATCTTAGCGACATCATTGCAGGTAAGTACCCTGACAACATGTCCTCTGGTGAAATCGGATGTGTTACATCCCATCTTAAAGCTATTCAATATTGGTTGGACAATTCCGACGAAGAGTATGCTATAATGATGGAAGATGACTGCGATCTTGAGGTGGTCAAGCATTGGCCATTCTCTTGGAAAGACTTCTTCCGTAATGCACCTGCTGCATGGGACTGTCTCCAAATCGCAATTATCAATCCTGCCGTCCCTGTGATGCAAATGCACTACAGGTTCATTAACGACTTCTCAACGGCTGCCTATGTTATCAATCGTAGGTATGCTGAAAAGCTACTTTCTCTTTACACTCGTAAAGGTAAGTACAAGTTAGATGGTAGAATTAAACCCCGTGCAGTTGCAGATGATCTCATCTACAATAGCGGGATGACCTACGCAATGCCTATACTCATGTATAAGATTGCTCTTGGGTCAGATATTCATAACATTCATGTTGATGTATATCATCGTCAATGTCATGATGCCCTCTGGAACTTTTGGAGGAATGATGCTAATATGGTTGAGGATTGGAATCAATTCTTTGATCTCAATCCTTACCTTGGCAGACTTCCTCCTGGTTTTGAAGGGAAGTAACATGTATAAATATTACAACTGTCACATGTGACAGTTCGTATCTAAAACGAGAGAATGTCGATCTCTCTATCATCCGTGGGACACTCCACGAGATATACTTAAAGGAATTTTCAAATGTTTAAATCTGTATTCGCAGCTTCCGCTGCTCTTTTCGCTTCTGCTGGCGCTGCCCTTGCAGGTCCATATGTTAATGTCGAAACCAATGCTGGTTGGACTGGCTCCGAGTATAATGGTGCTGGAACAGACCTGCATGTAGGATTTGAAGGCGAACTCGGTGAGTCTGCTTCGTACTATGTCCAGGGTGGTGCCACTGTGCTGACTCCTGATGGTGGTGACGCTGAAAGCGTTCCTTCTGGTAAGGCGGGTCTGGGTCTTGCACTGACCGATGCACTGGGTGCATATGGTGAAGTCTCCTTCGTTGGTTCTGGTGACGAAGATCTCGACCGTGGTTACGGTGCTAAGTTGGGCGTTAAGTACAGCTTCTGATCCTTCATATAGACACATAAACATCTAGATGTTATACTGGGGGTGCGACGGCATCCCCTTTTTTTATGAAAGATTATTTTCTAAAAATAGTTAGTAGTCCAATAGTTCATCTTAATATTATTACTATTGGAATGCTAGTATTGATAGGGGCACTACATAACCATGCTCACTTCACAATGGATAAGGATGCAGATGGTTATGTGAGACAGTGGTGTAGATCATCAGCAGAAAACAAAAAGACCTGTATCAGATATGGTACTGACTCAGACTATTGACAAGTCTTTAGATCTACTATATAATATGTAAAGATTTATAACGGAATGTATCATGACTGTAACAACCAATGATCGCGGACAACAGAATCTGTTCGCTAAAGAACCCCAGATGTATATCTCAAAGACTGACGCAGAGCGTCATGGTCTTGAGACATATGCCGAGAGATCTGAAAAGCTTAACGGTCGTTATGCTATGATGGGTATTGTCGCAGGATTCATTTCATATGCTATCACCGGCAACTTCTTTTTTGGTGTGCTTTAACCAGTAAATCAAACTAAATTTTATCTTACACTAGGAAAACAATCATGAAATTCGGATTCACCCCTGAGGCAGAGATCCTCAACGCTCGTTTGGCAATGCTTGGTTTTGTCATTGCTGTAGGCACTTACCTGACCACTGGACAAATCATTCCTGGAGTACTATAATGTTATTGTTAGCAACTACTTTGCTTGCAGCTTTTATTATGGGAGCAGTATTAAGCGAAACAGATGCTGACGATGATGATAATGGTCCTCAGGGAGGACTAATGCAACCTATTTGAGATATGAATCGCATTCCCTATCAAGAATTTATTCTTCACGGATCTCCAGTACCCGATCCTATTGACGAAAGTCTAGAAGGAAAAACTATAAGTACTTCCTACGGATACTTCTGCGATAAGAAAGCTATTTTATTTGGACTGCCAGGAGCCTTTACTCCCACATGTACAAATGAGATGCTTCCAACATATGATATTCTTTTTGATAAATTCAAAAAAGAATTTGGCATTGATGCAATCTATTGTACTAGTGTCAACGATGACTATGTTATGGAAGCCTGGGCAAAGTCCTTGAAGATTAAAAATGTAGAGATGATTCCTGACGGTAACGCTTCCTTTGCAAAAGCAATGGGTATGTGTGTCAAAATGGAACACATGGGATTTGGTCTTCGTTCTTGGAGGTACTCTGCTTATGTTGATGATGGTGAAATTAAACTCATGCTACCAGAAAATGGTATGGAAAATAATCTAGCATTAGATGAGTATGATATTTCCAGTCCAGAATACATGTATGAACAACTAAAAAAGTTGTTGTCATAGTAACTAAGGACACCTATATAAGGTGTCCTTTTTTGCAGATGGGTAACCATGCAAAAACTAATTAATGTACTTTCAGTTCTATCCTTTATTGGAACTGCAAGCATCATCGGCGGTGGTGCTTATGTTTATCTCAACAAAGATTCTATTGTTGAGAATATTAAATCCCAAGTTACAGCAGCTGCAACAGAAGCAATTACTGGAGCATTACCTGGCATGATGGATGCTGCTATGCCCGAACTTCCTAGTGTTACTGGAGGTGTTGTTCCTCCTGCCCAATCAACTTTTCCTAAAAGTACTGGACTTCCCATTCCTGGAATGTAAATTATGCCTCATGGATTCGTGACTAAAAATGATATTTTGGCTAGAGTTTATAAAATAAAAACTGAACTCTACGATGGTCAAAAAGACGATAAGAATAGTGATTGGCACGATGGTGCTCACGATTCGTTAAATAAAATACTTAATCTCCTTCAAGAATATATTCAATGAAAATTGGTGTTGTTGGTGGTGGTAACGCTGGACTGACTGTTGCCATGGTCGTATTTGCAGAAACATACGGTCAAGATGTGGAGATTGAGCTTTACTATGATCCAGAAGTTCCTATCGAAAAGGTGGGGCAAGGGTCACTAATAAATTTTGTGGTTCTTCTTTCAGATGTGTTTGGTATTGATTGGTATAATAATCCAATTGATGCAACATTTAAAACTGGAATCCTATATGAAGACTGGGGGAAGAAGAAGGATAAATTCTTCCATCCTTTCCCTATGAACTACACAGCTATTCATTACTCTCCTAGTAAATTGAGAGAGTATATGAAAGATAAAAAAGTATGTAAGTTCATTGAGCAGAATGTTGAGGACTGTAATGATCTTGACTGTGATTATGTCTTTGACTGTAGGGGAACCCCAAAAGATTTTTCTTATTACAACATCCTGAAAAATCCATTGAACAGTGTTCTTCTTGGGAAGAGTAATGATGTAGATGTTCATCAGCATTGGACAAGGTGTATTGCTACACCAGATGGTTGGATGTTCTCTATACCTGATAAAGATCAGACTAATTATGGATACCTATACAATCAAAATTATACATCAAAGACTGAGGCAGAAGAAAACCTAGCAAATCTATACGGTATTCAAGGCACAGAACATCTTCAATTTAAAAATTACTTAGCTAGGAGACCTATTCAGAATGATAAGGTTATTCTGAATGGTAATAGGTTAATGTTCATTGAGCCTTTAGAAGCAAGTTCAGTTGAAACCTATTATCGTTGGACTAGTTTAGCTCTTGATTGGATTTTGGGTAACGAGTCTAAGAGATCAGTTCTACAGGACCTTGTGACACATGTGGAAGAGATACAGAACTTCATTCTCTGGCACTACGCAAACGGGTCAAAGTATGCTACAATGTTCTGGTCAGAAGCAGAGCAGATGGCAAAGAATCATTCTTATGATGAGTACTTCTTTGACTTCATTCGTTCTGCCAAATCCAATAGTAGACATGAACTTGTCTATAACCATGACGATTCTTACGGGCATTGGTATGGGACCAGCTTTAAAAGCTGGATTGACAACACGCACCTCTTGACAGATATGTGAGGAAGTGCTAATATAAATAAAGACACAGTTACGAAATGTAACGGTCAACAACACCCCGCAAACCAAGACCTCTAGGGTGTATAAAAGCGTCTTTAATATTCCTACCTGAGGGTGGTAGGAAAATAGTAACTCCACCATTCCCTGATGGTCTTACTTTTTTGTTCAAAACAATGGCTACAACTCTTTCAAGACAACAATCAACCCCATGGCAGAATTTCTGTGAGTGGGTAACCTCAACCAATAATCGTTTGTATGTTGGTTGGTTCGGTGTACTGATGATCCCAACACTGCTTGCAGCAACTGTCTGCTTCATTGTTGCATTCATCGCAGCACCTCCCGTCGATATTGACGGTATCCGTGAACCTGTAGCTGGTTCACTCATGTACGGTAACAACATCATCTCTGGTGCAGTTGTTCCTTCTTCAAACGCAATCGGTCTTCACTTCTACCCCATCTGGGAAGCTGCATCTTTGGATGAATGGCTTTACAATGGCGGTCCTTTCCAATTGGTAGTATTCCACTTCCTCATCGGTATCTATGCATACATGGGTCGTGAGTGGGAACTCTCTTACCGTCTAGGTATGCGTCCATGGATCTGTGTTGCCTACTCGGCACCAGTCGCTGCTGCGAGTGCAGTATTCCTCGTCTATCCTTTCGGTCAAGGTTCATTCTCCGATGCTATGCCTCTTGGTATCTCTGGTACTTTTAACTACATGCTTGTATTCCAAGCAGAACACAATATCCTTATGCACCCGTTCCACATGCTCGGTGTTGCTGGGGTATTCGGTGGATCTTTGTTCTCTGCTATGCACGGAAGTCTCGTTACTTCCTCACTTGTTCGTGAAACAACTGAAACAGAGTCACAGAACTACGGTTACAAGTTCGGTCAAGAAGAAGAGACCTATAACATCGTCGCAGCACATGGCTACTTCGGTCGTTTGATCTTCCAATACGCTTCATTCAACAACTCCCGTTCCTTGCACTTCTTCCTTGCTGCATGGCCTGTTGTTGGCATCTGGTTCACCGCCCTTGGCGTCTCCACGATGGCATTCAACCTGAACGGTTTCAACTTCAACCAGTCCATCCTTGATGGTCAGGGTCGTGTGTTGAACACCTGGGCAGATGTACTGAACCGTGCTGGTCTTGGAATGGAAGTTATGCATGAGCGTAACGCCCACAACTTCCCCTTGGATCTTGCTGCTGCTGAGTCCACACCTGTGGCACTTACCGCACCTGCCGTAGGCTAATATGCCTGACGGTAGTCTACACCCCCTCACATATGTGGGGGGGTTTTTTATAGGTATTCTAACTCTTGTAGTCCCCATACTTTGTGTGTTACTATTATGATTAGTTCTGATACACCTATCAAACTTGCCGAGATCATTCGTGATACTTGGCCACAATTATTTCACTTAAAAGGTATTAAAACGGTAAGTAAAAATGACGACAAGTACACTAACAGCACCGACAAGGGGGTGGTTTGATGTCCTGGATGACTGGCTTAAACGCGACCGCTTTGTATTTGTGGGCTGGTCTGGACTACTACTTCTTCCCACTGCTTATCTGGCCATTGGCGGTTGGCTTACTGGGACAGCTTTTGTTACGAGCTGGTACACCCACGGTCTTGCTAGTTCCTATCTTGAGGGTGCTAACTTTCTCACGGCAGCTGTCTCGACGCCTGCTGATGCTATGGGTCATTCTCTTCTTCTACTTTGGGGTCCTGAGTCTCAGGGGAATTTCCAGCGGTGGTGCCAACTTGGGGGACTCTGGAATTTTGTGGCACTCCATGGAGCCTTTGCCCTCATTGGTTTCATGCTTCGTCAATTCGAGTTGGCTAGGTTAATTGGAATTCGTCCCTACAATGCGATTGCTTTTTCTGGTCCTATTGCTGTATTCGTGTCTGTATTCCTCATCTATCCTTTGGGACAGTCATCTTGGTTCTTTGCGCCGAGTTTCGGTGTCGCGGCGATTTTCCGCTTCCTTCTCTTCCTCCAGGGCTTTCATAATTGGACGCTCAATCCCTTCCATATGATGGGAGTGGCAGGTATCCTGGGAGGAGCACTGCTCAGTGCTATCCATGGTGTCACTGTAGAAAATACATTGTATGAAGATGGAGAACAAGCAAACACATTCAAGGCATTTGATTCCACTCAAGAAGAGGAGACTTACTCGATGGTTACAGCGAACCGTTTCTGGTCGCAAATCTTCGGGATTGCTTTTAGTAATAAGCGTTGGTTGCACTTCTTTATGCTGTTTGTTCCTGTCATGGGTCTTTGGACATCTTCTATTGGCATCATTGGGCTTGCTCTTAATCTTCGTGCTTATGATTTTGTGAGTCAGGAGATTCGTGCAGCAGAAGACCCAGAGTTTGAGACCTTCTACACCAAGAACATCCTATTGAATGAAGGCTTGAGAGCATGGTTGGCACCAGTTGATCAACCACATGAGTCATTCGTATTCCCCGAGGAAGTATTACCTCGTGGTAATGCCCTTTAATAAGTATTTTCTTATTAAAATTTCAATCCTAAACTTAAATAAGGCATCATGAATAGTTTCGAGTTCACGCTATACTTTATATGCTTCGCTCTCATTGCTGGTGGTGCCTTCGCTATGATGTGGTCTAACATTCAATCTATTAATATAGAGATGAGGAATCCTCCCAAACCAAAGCATCCTGAGGCACCACAGGCAGGTGAAGAGTTGATGTATGTTGATCTCAGTAGAGAGAAACTAGAAAACATTTACAAGCAAACTGAATGATGGTATACTAAGAGGGTTAAACACCCTCTTTTTTATGGAAGTAATTACAGAAGGAAAGGTAAAAACTGTATACCAAGGTGATGATGCAGAGCAAGTCATTATTGAGTATCATGATAAGGTGACTGCAGGAAATGGAGAGAAGGAAGATCATCCTTTAGGAAAGGGATCTCTTTGCTGTAGTATTTCATCTATCATTTTTGAAAAACTTGCCAAAGAGCTTATCCCAACTCATTATATTAATATGGTTGGTGCTAACAAGATGATCTGTAAGAATGTAGACATCGTTCCTCTAGAAGTTATTTGTAGGAATCGTGCTGCTGGATCTATTGTTCGTGAGACAACTCTCAAGGAGGGTTATCCACTACCAAATCCAATTGTTGAGTTCTTTCTGAAGGATGATAGTAAGCATGATCCTCTGCTCACAAAGGATCGTGTGCGTCTCATGGGATATGATCCAGAACCTTTCATTGAGATGACACTCCGTATCAATGATTTCCTTCGTCAGATGTTCTACATCATGGGTATTGATTTGGTTGACTTCAAGATTGAATATGGTTATACTGCTCATGGAGAACTGATACTGGCTGATGAGATCAGTCCTGATAGTATGAGGCTCTGGAAGATTGGTAGTGATGAAAGATTTGATAAAGATCTATTCAGGAAGGATGAAGGAGATATTGTACCTGCCTATCGTTATATTCTTGACCAACTACAACCCCTTGCTATTCAATGAAAATGGACTACAAAACTTCTGGTGTTGACATTATCAAGGGTAGATCCTTTGTAGAATATATCAAAGCACTGGCACCTAAGATTGATGGTGGGTTCAATGGAATGATGGAAATCCCATCAGGATATGAGAAACCTGTATTAGTATCTGGTGCTGATGGTGTCGGAACTAAGATGAATATCTGTAGGATTGCCGATATGTACCTTACTATCGGTATAGATTTGGTTGCTATGTGTGTTAATGATGTAATCTGTAGTGGTGCTAAACCATTATATTTTCTAGACTATATCTCTACCAAATCCCTTGACGGTAATGTGAGTGACATTGTATATGGAATTAATACTGGTTGTGTGATGGCTGGTATGGAACTACTAGGTGGAGAAACGGCAGAACATTTCAGACAAACTGATTATGACCTTGCTGGTTTCTGTACTGGTGTTGTAGAGAAGAATGAAATTGTTGATGGTACTAACATTCAACCTGGTGATGTAGTCATTGGTATTGAGAGTAGTGGACTTCATAGTAATGGATATACTCTTGTTAACTATTTGCTTAATAGAAATTACATTTACTATAAGGAGATGCCAGAGCTTCTGATACCGACCACCATCTATGCCCGTCTGATCCAGTACCTGTTGGATGAGGTTCCTATCTTAGGCATGGCACACATCACTGGTGGAGGTATCCCTGAGAATCTTCCTAGGTGTCTTCCATCAGGTCTTACAGTTGATGTTGACTATGATGCTTGGGAGAGACCAGAACTCTTTAACAAGATTCAGGAGGCAGGAGAGATTGCCGAAGAGGAGATGCGTAATGTGTTCAACTGTGGTATTGGATTCTGTCTGGTAGTGCCGCCAGAGGTGGCAACATTAACTCAGAGCTTGATTGCTGATACACCATTTGGCATGAGATCATGGGTCATTGGACAAGTAAAATAAATATGCTATAATTAGTTGGGAATAGCACCTCCTCTTATGGGAAATGAATATTACTCAGTATATGATTCTCTTGGTAAAAAGTATGCTGACTGTGGATGGGAAAAAGATGCAATAAACTTATGTTCCATGGTTCCTGGTAGAACATATAGAAAAAATAAATTTATTACCGATCAAGTTATTGATATTACGGCTACTACAGATAAAGAGTTGCCTGGGCAACATGGACTTCCTCCTGCAAAGATTGTAGTTGAGGGTCAAGAACTTGAAATTCAGCAGTCTTTACCTCAATCAGATTCACAACCAATTCACTTTAGAGTTTAATTATGAAAAAACTTCTTTTAGCTCTGCTTCTAGCAGCATCTCCAGTCTTCGCTAACGAAGATAAAATCACTAAAGGATATAAGACTATGGATTCCATGGGATGTATGCTATTAGGTGAATGTACTGATGGTGTGAAAGAAGTACACTCCTTATTGGATGTCTCATCCGAATATAAAAACTACTCTCGTTTTACTGTAGTTGCGAACGAGTTTAATCATATGCTTTCCTCCCTTAATCAGGTTGGTGTGAAAGTATATCTTGCTGACGATAAGTATTTCCCAGTAGGTCATCGTGGTGTCTATCATACTGTAAGTAATAACTTCTTCCTGAATGAAAATTATATGAATGATCCTGGAGTTCTTATGGCAGTCATGAGACATGAGGGATGGCATGCTGCACAAGATTGTATGGCAGGAACAATTAATAATAGTATGATTGCTATTATTAAACCTGAAGATGAAGTTCCTATGCTCTGGAGAGAGATGGTAGAGCGTACCTATCCTAAGTCTGCTGTACCTTGGGAAGCAGAAGCAACCTGGGCAGGTAAGACAGAAGGTATGACTATGGCAGCACTAGATGCATGTGCTACTGGTTCTATGTGGGAAGTTTACGAACCAACCCCAATGACTCGCGAATGGTTAGAGGAGAATAATTACATTGACTGAAGATTCTTTTTCCATTCTGCCATATGTTGTGGCAAGATCTTTTGATGATGACTTTGATGATATTCAAGATCATTTCATGGATTGGATGGAAAATTATGCTAAAGTTTATCAACCAAACCATAGAAGTAATGTTGATGGATATCAAAGTCCTGATGATTTTTATCTAGAGAAAAGCTTTACCCCTTTTCTAAATTATTTAAGTGATAGAATCCTGAGTTTGTTGGAAGTGTACTATAAGAATGAACTCGTAGAGGTTAATTTTCAACCTCGTCTTGCCAACATGTGGTTTAATATTAATTATGTTGAGTGTTATAATGTAAGACACACTCATCCTGGGTCATCTATAGCTGGAGTACTATACATAAATGTACCAGATAACTCTGGGGGTATTACTTTTCATCATTTAGATGAACATAATTTATCATTAACTCAGCAAACATGTTTTTCTGTCGAACCTGATGATGGATTGATGATTCTTTTTCCTGCATCATTAGCTCATAATGTAGATAGAAATTTGAGTGATGGTAAAGAACCTCGGATGTCAATCGCGTTTAATCTCTATGAATATTACCATGAAGATACTTGATAATTATTTGGAGCAAGACTATTTTGATCATCTAAAGAATAGTGTATTCAGTACACAGTTTCCTTGGGTATTTTGTCAAGAGGTTGCTAACTTAGGTGAAATGAACGATAACCATTTCTTTTTTACTCATAGGGTATTTGATCGGTTTGAACCACAGAGTTCTTTCATAAAAGAACTGGATCATTTGTTAGTAAATTATTTAAATGTAAAAGCTCTTATAAGAGTAAGATTTAATTTGTATCCCAATAGTGGTAAATTTATTGAACATGATTTTCATGAGGATTATCATTACAATCATAAGACTGCAGTTTTATATTTGAATACTTGTAATGGATATACTGGATTCAAAGATGGAACAAAAGTAGAGAGTGTTGAGAATAGAGTTGTTCTTTTTGATGGATCTGAACCACACCATAGCACCACCTGTACTGATCAAAAAGCTAGAATTGTATTATCGGTAAGTTACTTCTGATAAATACTATGAGTCACATATTCATTTTGTCGTAATGCCTACACGCATTAAACCAAAAAGAAGTACCACGCAGGGTCAGATTCCTGGTTTAGTAGACCTGGAAGATGGAGAGATGGCTATTAATATAGTTGACCAGAAAATCTATATCAGATCTGGGAACAATGTAGAAACAGTTGCTCAAGCAGCAACTGGTGCCACTCCTGTCTATACTGACCTTACTGGTCCTATTACTACCCAGTTAGTTGTTAACAAGAGATATCTTGCGAATACTAGTGCTGGTGCCATTAACGCTACAATGCCCGTGGTCAATCTCTCTATTGGAGACAGTATTGAGATCGCTGATGGCGGACAAAACTGGAATATAAATAATGTTATATTGACCTCATCCGCGCATCAATTCAAAGATGCGATTGGCAACATTGATAATGGTCCCGTTAACTTAGATGTTTCGGGAGTGACTGTTATGTTCTTGTGGACAGGTACTTATTGGAGAATCATTAGCTAATGGCATTAACTTTAAGTAACGCACATTTTCAGCCTAAAGATTCTACGGGTTATTATGTTTATGCGTTGAGGAGAGATGCAAATGACATGCTGTTCTTTAGTAAAGTAAGCACGGCATCTACCAGTGAAACTCTTGATCCTCATCGTTTAGATGGAACGCAGGTTGAAGAGTTCGGGGACTACAACGATTATGTTGAAGAAACCACTGAACAAAAATCACTTGCCAATAACCCACAAGATAAATATCAACAGATACGCTTTGATAGGCGCAACCTTTTTTATTACCTAGACACTGATGGATATCTAGTCCTTCAGGTCAACGGAACCCATTCATACTCTGAACCTGTTTAACGAGAACCTACAATGGCAGAATTTAGACTTGGTAGACTGAAATTTAACTGGCGTGGTGCCTGGACAGCTTCTACCGCATTCATTATTGATGACATCGTTAGATACGGTGCCAGCAGTTATGTTTGTACAACAAATCATACTTCAGATGCCAGTTCTACTGGATTTCCAAACGATAGTGCCAACTGGGACCTCCATACAGAGGGTCAGAACTATGCTGGCGAGTGGACAGTTAGCACCGGATATGTTGTAAACGATATCGTCAAGGAAGGCGGTAATCAATATATCTGTACGGCACAACATGTGTCAGTTGGTGTACAAAGCAACTGGTACAGTTCTGATTTCCCAGCATACTGGGATCTCTATGCTGAGGGACTGAACTTCCGAGGTGCTTTTACAACTGCCACTTATTATGGCATCAATGATGTTGTTAAGTATGGTGGACAAGAGTATCGTACAATTGTTCCCTTCCAAGTCGCTAGCGACTTTACAATGCAGGGGGTTTCTACTAGTTTCCATGATCCTACTGGAGTAGGTTCGGATGGTTTCTATCCTCCAGCATCTAATTTTACAGACTTTAATAAAGCCTTCACTAATGAAGGTCTTTACAATGCAAATACCCGCTATGAAAGGGGGGATATTGTAGAGTACATCGGTGCATCTTATGTTGCTATCGGTACTAACCCTAAAGGTGCTCAACCTAACGAAAACGCTGATCAGTGGTCAGTTCTTGTTGGTGGTATTGGTACTGGAGCAGGTACTACCTACGATCCTAATGAGATCTATGCTCGTGGTGAGATTGTAACCCTTGGTGGTAATACTTATATTGCTGACCAAGTTAAGATTCTTGGAGACAACCGACCTGTCGGTACTGCTATTACTACCATTGATACTGGTACTAATGGTTGGTCTCTGTTAGCTAGAGGATTTAACTGGAGAAGTACCTGGAGTGGTTCTAGTGTATATGAGATCGGTGATGTTGCCGAGTATTCATCCTCTGCTTACATCTCGGTAGCTTCATCGAACATTAATGTTCAACCTGGTACTGCTGTTAGCATGTGGGCAGCGTTCGCTATCGGTGACAGCGCAGCACTGCTGACAACCAAAGGTGACTTGCTTACCAGAGATGGTACTGGACCTACGAGACAGGGTATTGGTACGCAAGGCACATATCTAAGAGTCTCTTCTGGCGATGAGATTGAGTGGCAGTATCCTGGTCTTCGCACCAAGGTATACTATGTTGATGCACAGCAGGGTAGTAATAATAACACAGGTCTTACCCCAGACAATGCTTGGGGTTCAATTGCTTATGCTTCTACTGCTGGTCAAACCAGAAGGGATATCACAAACTTTGTTTATGATGAAACCAGTGGTATTGCAACAGTTACTGCTGCTGCCCATGGTTTGTTCCCTCAGGGTCAGGTTAAACTTCAGGGTATTGCATTCACTTGTGCTCAGGCACATGCTGGTGTTACAACTACTATCTTCCCTGATGGTACACAAGGATTCTTCTTTAGAGTTGACGCCGTTAATGATTCCAACAGTTTCGTAACTAATGTTGGCATCTCTACTATTGCTCATACTTATGTGAGTGGTGGTGAGGTTACTGATGTATCTCCTATCATTCTTAAGTTGTCTGCTGGTGTATTCAGTGAACAGCTTCCTATTACTCTACCTAAGAACTTCTCCATTGCCGGTGATGTCCTGAGAGGAACGACTGTTGAACCAGCACCTGGTGTTTCCACTGACGGTCTTGTTCCTAATAGCCGTCAGACGATGTTCTTCGTGTCTGACTCTACTACGGTTCAGGCAATCACGATGCGTGGTCTGCAAGGATTTAATTATGACACTAATGATGCTTTCAATACTGATAAGTGGCAACCCAAGGTTGGTGTAGGTACTACATCTTGCGGTGTTTACTTCAGACTTAATCCTGATACTCCTATCCTTGAGCGTTCACCCTACATCAAAGACTGTACTGCCTTCTCTAACCTGTGTATTGACGGCACTGGACATCAAGGTGCTATTGGTGTCTTTATTGAGGGTGGTGTTCACGAAGCCAGGCAAGCACGAGAGGGTAGAGGTGGTAAATCGATGGTATTCGATGCCTTTACCAACATTCACTCCGGTGGCGTAGGTTTCTGGCTTGAAGACGATGCTCTTGCTGAAATTGTTTCTTCCTTCACTTACTACTGTGCTTTCGGTTATGTTTCTGATGATGGATCTGAAATCAGATCTCTCTCAGGTAACAACTCCTATGGTAACTACGGTGCATTGGCTGTTGGATTCTCCACACTAGAATCTGCTCGTCCTGGTCGCCTCTATGGTGACAAGATGTCTACCCAAGTTGGTACTTCTGCTGGTACTATCTCTGTTGGTGCTACGATGCGTGGTACTGTATCAGGAGCTCGTGCTGTTGTTACAAACAATCAGATCGCTGGTGATCAACTGTACTTTAAGTACAATGCTGGATTTGGTAACCCCGATGGTGCTAACGGTGCTGTTGGTGTTGGTACTACTGTCTTCACACCTGGTGAGTTCATTGAATTTGACAGTGTTGGTGCTGGTGCTACAGGATATGTTAAGATTGCATCTGCATCTAACGCCGTTGGCGGACAGAAAGATGGACTATTTGAAGTAGTCGGACTGAGTACAACACCACTTGTTGGTGATGCGATTGGATTCACTACAGTTGGATTGGGATTCTCCGATTCAATTAGTTACATTATTAGAACAGTTTCTGCATATGACTTTGCATCTGGTCGTGCAACGATCAACATTGCACCAGTTAAAGGATCTGCTCCTGCTTCGTTTGATGATCAAGAGTTCTTGATGAGATCTAAGTTCTCCAAGGTTCGTCTCACAGGTCATGACTTCCTGCTAATTGGTACAGGTAACACCTCACAAACTAATTATCCAACTGTTGATGAGAACACAGCTTCTCAGGGTAACGAGACAACTGTACTGAATACTGGTAAGATCTTCTTCGTATCTACTGACCAAGGCGGTAACTTCAGAGTTGGTGAATACTTCTCTGTTAACCAGTTGACTGGTGCTGCTACCCTGGATGCTTCCGCATTCAACCTGTCAGGTCTTTCTGAACTGAGACTGGGTGCCATTGGTGGTCAGATTGGTGAAGCAGTCAACGAATTCTCCTCGGACGAATTCCTGTCTGGCGACTCTAACAGTGCATGTCCTACTGAGAAAGCAGTTCGTGGCTTCCTCACTCGCGGTAAGATGGATTCCACTTCTGGTATCCTGGTTCCTCCTCGTGGTGCTCAAGCCTCTCGTCCAACTGGTGTTGATCTGATCGAAGGTGGTCTTCGTTACGATACTGATGCTGATGGATTTGAATTCTATAACGGATCTAGTTGGTTGCCTCTAGGTGCTTACGCTAATGTAGATGTCAGTGCTGATGGAACTACATTGGCAAATAGACAGCAAGCTTGGTGTAATACTAGTGGTGGTTCATTCACTGTCACTTTACCTTTATCTCCTGTTAAGGGTGACTCCATTAGAATCTTTGATATCGCCAAGACATTTGATACTAACAACCTTACAATTGGTAGAAATGGTGAACCAATCATGGGTGACGCTGCTGACTTGGTTGTATCTACTGAAGGCGCGGCATTTGAATTGGTATACTATGATGGATCACAAGGATGGAGAATCATCACCATCTGATTCATATCACAAGGGAGAGCAATCTCCCTTCTTTTTATTATGTTTTCATAAATACTATTACGAATTTCACCATTAAGAATATAAACAATGGCTGACTATCAAACCTATAAAAAAATCGATGCCTCTGATGCAGTTATTGATGGAACCATTGGACCCGGTAAGGTAACGGGCGTATCTACAGGTAATGTTTGTAGAAGCTTTTATTTTAACTGTTGCCATAATGTCCCATGTAATGGCGGTTGCTGCTACCTTTGGACCGTACCAGAAAAAGTAACTACGATTCAATTTGAAATTATATCTGGTGGCGGATCAGGTGCAGGTGGTCGTTGCTGTGGTAATGGACCTGGCATGGGTGGAGGCGGCGGCGGTTACGCTACTAAAATGCAGTACGCTAACTGTGGTCATTTTGTCGCTGGATCTACTCAGTTTACTGTTTGTGCTGGTTCCAGTAGCAGATGTTCTTGTTGTGGATGTTGCCATGGCAGAACCGGTTGTGGATTCTATGGGTGCCCTTCTTTCGTCTTAGGTGGTGGATTAGGAACCTTCTGTATGCAAGGTGGATCTTTCGCATCGCAGAGATGCACTAATAGTTGCTACGCTTGCCTGAAAGTAGCACAAAGAACCAACTGTCTTACTGCTTGCTCTGCTTCTTGGCCTGATGGACAATCTAAGCCTGATTCAGCAAACCCAGAAAACGAATTCTATATTTGTGGTTTGTCCGGTGGTGAACTGAAGCATGTTAACTGTCACTCAAGATCATTTTCAGTTGCATCTTCTCCAGTTGGTCCTTGGACAAGTGGAAGAAACTTTGGAGTAGGTCGTTGCTCCACTGGTGACACTAGAGGATGTTGTTCTTCACCTTCGTTGTTCCCTGGTGGTGGTGGATTTAGTGGTGCGAGTCAAGGTGGTCAATGCTGGGGTGACTGGGGCGGCGGCGGTCTCGTAGTTGTTACAACTTGGTCCTGATAAATACTTACAACGGAGTACATTTTAGCAATGGCGCAAATTACTAAAACAATTGTTTATCCTGTACCTACCGAGTGGTATGGCGATACTCAGGACACAAATAGAAGTGGTATCTGTACATATACTGGACCAGATAGGATTACTTTCTGGTATATGAATAATGGAACAGATGCTGATCCTAAGTGGGAAGTAGAGCATTCTTTCCCATCTGATCCTGGTGAAGACAGAGATCCTCCAGCTGGGGCAAGAGTTGTTGAGCTTAATGCTGATACTCATCCTATGAATGCAGTTGCAATGTATGGAGGTATTCTTCCTCCAGAACTGATTGAAACTCCTGCTGGTCCTGATTCGGAGCCTAACCCAATCATTCCTAACTATCTTTACTTCAATGAAGTATATGATATGTGCTCATTCGGTTATAATTTTGAGACTAGTCTTTGGAATACAGGTAGATTCTCTGGTCCCCACACAGAAATTGATCTAGAAGATGAATCTGCTAGTCATTCCTTTGGATGGGAAGAAGTAAGAAGAACAAGAGATATCTTACTTGCACAATCTGATGATAAAATTCCTGCAGACGCTCCAGCAGGTTTTGTTAGTGAGTGGACAACATATCGTCAAAAGTTGAGAGACTTGCCAGATACTTGGAGTAGTGTTGGTAACAATACTTATCTGATCGTATGGCCTAGAGAGCCTGGTGATCGTGACGCATTTACTGGAGATTCTCCTGAGACTGGATTGGATTCTACTGATACTAGCACTGTAGGAGCCTAATTATTATGGCGGATTATCAGACCTATAAAAAAATTGATGCTGATGATGCATTTATTAACGGAACTGTAGGTCCAACTAAAGTAACGGGCGTATCTACGGGTAATGTTTGTCGAAGCTTCTATTATAACTGTTGTCATAATGTCCCATGTAATGGTGGATGTTGTTACCTCTGGACCGTACCAGAAAAAGTAACCACTATTCAATTTGAAATTGTATCTGGTGGTGGATCAGGTGCAGGTGGTCGTTGCTGCGGCAACGGTGCTGGTATGGGTGGCGGTGGTGGTGGTTATGCCACCAAGATGCAGTACGCTAACTGTGGTCATTTTGTCGCTGGATCTACTCAGTTTACAATTTGTTCGGGATCTACTAGTAGGTGTTCCTGCTGTGGTTGTTGTCACGGTAGAACCGGTTGTGGATTCTATGGGTGCCCTTCTTTCGTCTTAGGTGGTGGATTAGGAACCTTCTGTATGCAGGGCGGATCTTACTCTAACCAAAAGTGTACAGTTGCTTCTTGTTATGCCTGTGCAAAGCAAGCACAAAGAAACAATTGTTATAACGCTTGCTCTGCTTCTTGGCCTGATGGACAATCTAAGCCTGATACAGCAAACCCAGAAAACGAATTCTACATTTGTGGTTTGTCCGGTGGTGAATTTAAATCGTATAGTTGTCACTCGGACGACTTTGCAGTTGCATCTTCTCCAGTTGGTCCTTGGTCCACAGATAGAAACTTTGGTGTAACTCGCTGCTCCTATGGTAACAGTAGAGGATGTTGTTCTTCACCTTCGTTGTTCCCTGGTGGCGGTGGATTCTCTGGATCTACCCAAGGCAGTCAATGCTGGGGTGACTGGGGTGGTGGTGGACTGGTTGTTGTTACAACTTGGTCCTGAAACGAAATTGACTTTTTAATTCCATAATTTCGGGGAAATTTTCCCCGGAATTTTTTTTGATTTTTAGGATTTTATAAAATGTTTGAACTTAATGAAAATCTTGATGTTAGTGTTAAGAGAGTAGGACCGCAAAATAGAACGATTATAATTGCCGATAATTTTTATAAAAATCCAGACGAAATAAGAAATCTCTCTTTAAGCTTAGAGAGAAAAACAAATGAGAGTTTAATAGGCGATCTTCCTGGTCAAAGAATATTCAAAGAGACTTCAGAAGTAAAGAAGAATCTTAAACCCTTTTTTGATGAGTATTGTTTAGACAATTCTCTATGGTCTAAGAATATTGATAAACAATCATATGAATTCCAGTGGGATACTGTTGGATTCATGTGTAATGTTATGAATTATGATAGTGCATTTCATGCACCATGGTTCAATATTCCTCATCAAGATTCATATCTGCAAGAGCTTACTACAGAATCCAATCAGTTTGGCGCAGTGATTTATTTGAATACTCCAGAAGAATGTCAAGGTGGTACAAATTTATATTCGTACAAGGGGCAGATGTCTCTTCCATATAAGGTAACGGAATATATTGACAAACCCGAGGGATTTGATGATGAGGTTACAAGACCCGAACAATGTTTTCCATACATCAGAAAGTGGTTGTATGGTGATAGGGAGTGGAGAGTTGAATATGAGGCTGAAATGGTGTATAATAGATGTATCTTTTATGAATCTGATGTGATGCACTCGCAGAACATTGATCATGGGATGTTCACCGAACATGATCGAGTGAATCAGGTTTTCTTTTTATAACTATATACTTTGTTGACCAAATTAGTATGAGATCAAAAGCATTCTTCATTAATGGAGGAGCTGGTAGAGTTATCACCTCCATCCCTGCCTTTGAAAAATATGCAGAAACACATGATGATTTTATCATTGTGTGTGAGGGTGGGATGAACTTCTACAAGTCCCATCCAGTCCTTCACAAATACGCATACGATAACTGGCATAAAGATCTTTTTGAAGATAAGATCAAAGACAGAGATTGTGTCACACCTGAACCATATCGTCGTTGGCATTACTACAATCAAAAATGTAGTATTGCTCAAGCATTTGATATGGAAATCAATGGCACAGAAGAGCCTAGGGAACTTCCCAAACCTACGATTAAACTAGCAAAGCATGAGGGTATTCAGGGTCTTCAACTAGTCGATAACGCAATTAAAGCTACTGGTAAAGAAAAGGTTATTGTAATTCAACCTTTTGGTAGAGGTGTAATGGATGAGGGTGGGTATATTTTTGACCCAACATCTAGAAGTTTTAGTCTTGGAGATATTAGTAAGATTGTTAATGATCTCAAAAAAGATTACTGTGTGATTGTAATGTCTGAGTTCCCATTTCAGACAGAGGATGGAGATTCTAAGTATCCGTTTATTCTACCTCAAATTCCTGATGTCCGTATTTGGACATCTATTATTAATAGGGCAGATCATTTCTTGGGTTGCGATTCTGTTGGTCAACACATTGCAGCTGCAACTGATACTAGTGTAACAGCAGTGATTGGATCAACATATCCTATCAATATTAGCTATCCAAATGACGATCAATTTGATATAATTGATTTGGGAGAGGATAAGAGAACATTCTCTCCCATTAGATTGACAATGGAAGACTATGCTGACATGCAGAATGATGAATGTATGGCAATGACAGAAGATGATATTGAAAGTGTGTTAAAGTCTTGTAGAGATAGACTTGGAAAACCGGTAAAGAAAAAAGAGACAACAGAAACCCCTACAAAAGGATTTGGTAAATGACACAGTGGATTGCTGGTATCACTCGCGGACACAACGCTGGAGTATGTCTTCTGAAAGATGGTGAGCTTATTTTTGCTGTTGAGGAAGAGAGATTATCTCGTCGTAAATATGATGGCGGACCTATTGCCTCACTATTAGAGATACAGAAGTACACTGATAAACTTGATTATCTTGTTGTTGGTCACACTCAATTAATGGAGAGGGATTGTGGTAGTCTTGAGTATAGCAATGAGGCAATCTATGTTGGGATGGCAAGAAAACTTGGTTTGATTAAAGATGTAGAACCAGATCCAAGCAAGATGCATCCTCAAGTTGTTGATGTTGGTAATGTTCACCATAAACTTCATGCTGCTGCTGCTTTTTATCGGTCTGGATTTGAAGAAGCAGCTGCACTTGTAGTTGATGGAGCCGGAACCTTCATTCAGTTTGATGTAATGGGGCATACTGAAACTGTATGGGAAACTGAAACTATTTTTAATTGTAAGTTCCCAAACGACATTAATACTGTATATAAACATCTCGGAACTCGTGGTCCCTGCTGCACAAATTATGTTCCTGAAATGGAAGCAGCAATGGCTTATCCTGGTGAAACTGGTTTCTTCTCTTATACTCTCGATGAAACTGCAGGTATCGTAAAAGCATATGAAGCTGCTACACAATACTGTGGTTGGCATGCTATCGAGGCTGGTAAAACTATGGGATTATTTCCATATGGAGAACCTAACGAAGAAGTCCCCACTCTATTTAAAGAGGTTGGAACAGTAGATAGGAATGTTATTGTTCCTACTTATCCTAATGCTGGGCATGTTAATGTTCAAGAATATCCTTTTTTAAATAATCATGATTCTGACGATTTGACCAAACTTAAGAATCGTAGAGACTTTGCTTATGCAGTGCAAACTGAAACGCAAGAAGCAGTTTTGAAGCTAATCTATAAAGCAGTTGAACTCACTGGTAAAAAGAATATTGTTCTTTCTGGTGGATATGGATTGAATTGTGTAGCAAACTATTGGTATCTTGATAAGTTGAAAGAAGATGGTATCAATCTCTTTGTTGAACCTGTCAGTAATGATGGTGGAACTGCTATTGGAGCTGCCTTATATGTACATTATCAATTGAATGGTAAGAAACAAACAACAGTTCCCTCTAGAATTACTGATTTGTACTATGGTCCTGACTATAACTATACTATTGAGCAGATTATTGATATTGCTGACAAGTATAGTGGTATTGTAAGTGATGCTAACAATGACGATGTAATTAATTTGATCTCTAATGAGAATATCGTCGCACTTTTCCAAGGAAAATCAGAAGCTGGTCCTCGTGCTCTCGGCAATCGTTCTATTCTTTATGATCCCCGTGATCCTGAGGGTAAAGATTTTGTTAATAATGTGAAGCATCGTGAATACTTCCGTCCCTTTGCTGGATCTATTCTTGCTGAATATGCTGACGAATGGTTTGATTTGCGTGGGATGGAAGATACTCCCTTCATGATGTATGCTGTTAAGTGTCAACCTGGTATTGAAGAAAAGATCCCAGCTATTATTCATGTTGACGGAACATGTCGTATTCAAACTGTTACTGAAGAACAGAACAAGAATTACTATGACCTCATCAAAACCTTCTATGATGCTACGGGTTGTCCGATTTTGTTCAATACCTCTTTTAATCTTGGTGGTGAACCTCTGGTGGAGACCTTGGACGACGCTTGCCGTACTCTTGCTAACTCTGATATCGAGTATCTTTATCTTCCTGAATATGGTAAAATAATCCAGGTATCTAATGACTAAAAAAGTTTTTGTAAACGGAACCTTTGATATTCTTCATTCTGGACATTTGCAACTCTTAGAGTATGCAAAGTCTATGGGTGATGTAGTAGTTGTTGGTATTGATAGTGATGAGCGGGTAAGGGAAAAGAAAGGTCCTTCTCGCCCAATAAATAACGCCGAAGATAGAGCATACATGCTACAAAGTCTTAAGACTGTAGATCATGTAGTTCTATTTGGTTCTGATGAAGAACTAGAAAAGTGCATAGCTGTTACTGCACCTGATATAATGGTAGTAGGATCTGACTGGGAAGGAAAGTCAGTCATTGGATCTATGTACGCTACTGAATTACATTTTTTCCCTAGGTTAGAAGATTATGCAACTAGCAAGACCATACAAAGTATTATTGATCGGGGATAGTTGTACTGATGAATGGGTCTATGGTCCATGCAATAGACTAAGCCCAGAGGCACCAGTTCCTATATTGATTCAAAGTCAAAAAGAACAGGCACCTGGCATGGCTGCTAATGTTCATGCAAATCTAGAGTCTCTTGGTATTAATGTAACTTTTCTTACTAATAAGGAACCTCTCACTAAGACGAGATATATTGATATTAGATCTAACCAACAGATTGTCCGAGTAGATAATGAACCTGATGTAAAACCCTTGCATCCATCTGAACTGCAGATGGCTTTATTGCATGAAACATATGATGCTATTGTCATTTCGGACTATAACAAAGGTTATATTCCCGACGCAAAAACAATCAGTGACATTGCTGGTAGGTATCCTAATACTAAGATATTTGTGGATACGAAAAAAACTATACTTCCTACGGAGCACAGTAATGTCATCTATAAAATTAACAAGAAAGAATTTGAGAGTTTAGATCCAGATCATATTCCAAACTCTACGAATATGATTGTTACCATGGGGTCTGAGGGTGCTGCATGGAATAAGAAAAAGTTTCCATGTGCAGATCTTGTTCGGACATTTGATGTGACTGGAGCTGGAGATACTTTCCTTGCATCTTTAGTTTTCTATTACATTCAACTTCCGTCAATGGATGAAGCAATTTGTTTTGCTAATAAGGCAGCTGCTATTGCAGTACAGAATCCTGGTACATATATTCTCACTATGAATAATGTTGATAGGATTTTAAATATATGAGATATACTGTTGATATCGATGAAACAATTTGCTATGCTGGGAAGGGAGAATCTAGGTATACTCTCGCAACCCCTAGATGGGATCGTATACAGAAAATAAATAAGCTTTATGATGAAGGTCATACTATAAATTATCTTACCGCCAGAGGCATGGGTAGGTACGATAATAATCGTGAGTTAGCTGAGAAAGAGTTCTACGAATTTACTAAGAATCAATTAGAGTCGTGGGGGTGTAAGTTTCATAATTTATATCTAGGTAAACCATCATCAGATTATTACATTGACGACAAGGGAATTAATGACAAAGACTTCTTCAATTAAGGTAGTCCCCAAAGGATGGGGTTATGAAAAGTGGATTGTAAATAATGAAATGTACTGTGGTAAACTTTTGTTCCTGGAAAAGAACAAAAGGTGCTCGTGGCACTACCATAAAATAAAAGATGAGACCTTCTACCTACAGAGTGGTCTCATCTCATTGTATTTTGGGTGGGATGAAGATCTCAGTAAAGCAGAACTTAAAGTCTTAGAACCTGGAGATAAGTTTTATGTTCCTACTGGGCTAAAGCATCAGATGATTGCGTTGGAAGACTCAGAACTGTTTGAATTCTCAACGCAACACTTTGATTCAGACTCAATCAGAATTCATCGTGGTAATTGATATAATCAGCAACGGTTTTGAACTTATAGTTTAACCAATTCATATCTGCTTGAGTATTGTATTGATACTTACCAACGAGGTTTGGTGGGAAAGGAATTTCCTCTACCATAGCCTCGGTTTTTTGTGCAACTAAATCTGCCACTTCTTGAATAGTAATTGCAGCACCAGTTCCTAGGTCATAGATACCACTACCTGCACTATTAGTGAGCACAACATTTACAATGTCTCCTACCCAGATATAATCTCTATGTACCTTATTTGATCCTTCAAAGGGATGAACTTTGCCTGTAGCAGATTGCCACTTGAACTTACTTACAAGGCTTGCCTGCTCTCCTTTGTGGACCTCACCGCTACCATATACATTAAAGAACTTAAATCCTTGGATGTGTGAGAATCTATGCATATTGTCTTGCACCCAGTAATCAACCGTTGCTTTTGATAATGCGTAGTGGTTTAGAGGATTAATAATACCATCAGTTGACATGCAACGACCATAAGTGGAAGCAGAGGAGGCATACTTGACGGGAATACCATACTCAATTGCCTTTTCAAATAGCTTGATGCTATAATCAATATTATACTTGTAAATTAAATCTACATTTTTATCTGTTGTGAATGAGCGAGCACCCATGTGGATGATTGTGTTTACCTCTTCCCAACGATTAAATTTATTCAACAGGTCAAAGCAGTTATCAATATCAATTTCAAGCACACTATCCATGTTTTTGGCAAAGTGTCCACCAATGAATCCCTTCGCTCCAGTAACAATATTCATAGTAAGGCTCTTTATAATATATATTCTACCATACCTAAATATAAAAAAGGTGCTCACCTATAGATTTTGAGGCATGACTCTTAAAAGATATACCCTGGCAGTTACTAGTGCTGATCATTGGAATGAGATCCATGGGTCTCTCACTATCGACTCTAATCAGGACGGAATTCCAGACAGAAAAATTACTTGTACCGATGAGCACTCAATTAGTGCAGTTCGTGGTACTTATGAGTTAACAGATGACGAGGCTCAAGAGATTGCTCGTCATCCTCATGTTAAGTGGATTGAACTTTCACTAAAGGACAATAGAGAAAGCTTTCCAGATCCATCTCTGGTAATGCCGTTAAGGTTTGATAGTGATGTTAAAATCTATAGAGATTTAGATAGTAATGGTCCACCAGCTTCAAATCCAACTTCTGCAGAATTAAATAGAACAAACTGGGCACTTCCTAGACTTTCTGGTATCGCAACCAACGGAGATTTTTGGTCTGGTGTAGTCGGTGATATTGCACCCAAGCAGGGTAACTTTAACTTCTTATATGATGGTAGAAATGTAGATATTGTTATTCAAGACTCTGGTACTCTACAATCACACCCAGAATTCTTGGATGATAGTGGGAAAAGTAGGGTGCTTGACCTTGTTCTTGACTTCCCATATTATCTTGACCCTGGTTACTTTAATAGTGGTGGATTTGTTTATACCTTAGAAGACGGATCAGTAGGTGTTGATACTGCTAGAGCTGAAGCATGGTGGGAAGATAACAATGCTAGATCTGCTGAGTTCGTTCTTCTTCCTGAAGTAGTTATTCCTCCTGGTTACAATAGAAATGGTGCTATCGGTATTGGCACGGCAGGTTCTAATAACTTAGGTAGTGGTCACGGTACTGCAGCTGCATCTCTTGCTGCTGGTAAGAACTTTGGTCTTGCATTTAAATCAAACATCTGGGCAATGCCTTGTGTGTCTGATAATGTTGGTATGGATATTGAGACATCTTATGATCTCATTAAGTTCTTCCATCAATATAAACCAGTAAACACTCAAACTGGGGTAAGAAATCCTACGGTTGTTAATGGTTCTTGGGGTTATCAGGCTGCTGTCCTCCCATCGGGAACTGTAAGATACAAATTTACTGGTATTACTAGTACCATTGACATGAGCAGTGTCGCAGCTGGAGCTCCAGCTGGTGTTGAAGATATGATTATTGGTTTCAATAATCAAGTATCAGGTGCTTATAAATCATGGTCTTCTTCATCTAGATCTAGCGCCACTGATGCTGCTGGCGCTGAGATGATCGAAGCCGGTGTAATTATGATTGCCGCTGCTGGTAATAACAACCAGTATATTGGTATTGGACGAACAGATCCTCATAGACTTAATGGTGTTGCCGACCAATACTTTGGTTCTAATGATCCAAGGGCTGAGTTTGGTGGACAGAGGACACCAACATCCCATAGGGATTGGATGAATCCTCAGGGTATTGGTGTCGATGAGACCACTGGATATCATCCTGTTATCAATGTTGGTGCTCTTGATGACTTTGTGGAATCTAGCTACAAAGAAAGAAAAGCTGAATATTCTAATAGTGGTCCTGGTGTTGACATTTATGCACCTGCTGAAGACACTCTAGCTGCTGGTCTTCCTAGTGGACCTTATGCAGACTTCCAGAGATATGATAATCCTACTCATTTCGACGCTAACTTCAACGGTACATCTGCTGCTGCTCCTGTAGTTACTGGTCTTGTAGCTTTATACTTGCAGAGAAAACCTGACGCTACATCTCAGGAACTGAGACAGTGGTTGCTGAATGATTATGGTCGGGGTGTTGGTGTTGGTGCAACGGACTCTTCCACTGTTGCTGCTGGTAGTACACAGACTGGTTCCGATTTACTCTTTGATCAGTTTCCAACTTCTGACTATGGTGATTCTAATTTTCAGTGGTGGACTGGTCAGTTCAACCAAAGAAGTCCTGATGGATCTGGTGGCAGTGTAGCGATTGTTTATCTTGACACTGCTTCTGGTATTCTGACAGAATCTGCTGGTATTACAGAACCGACTATTGAATCTCCAATCAATAATGATGTTGGTGTTAGTACTGAAAGCTTACAGATAAGATCTAGTAGCTATGTTGCTATTGGAGATACTACCGTATCTGGTACTTTAAAAGCAGTTGAGATGCAACTCTCTACTGCATCTGACTTTAGTTCTATTGTCTGGGAATCTACTGGAGATAATAATACTAGTCTAATCCAAACAGTTGATGTTCAGTTAGCAGGTTTCACGACCCACTATGCTCGTACAAGACATCTGTCTAACGATGATGGCACATCATTTACTTCATATACCTCTAATTACTCTACAGGTATTGTTTCATTCGCTACCTTAGGTAATGCTCCTGGTGTTCAGGCACCTACGATTATTAGTCCTATCAGTGGAACTACTCTAAATCAGAGATTTGGTATTGCTCTTGTATCCAGTGCATTTGTTTCTATTGATAGTGAAGCAGTATCTGGTACTTTAAAAGCAGTTGAGTTTGAAGTTGCTGAAGATATTGGATTTACTACTATAGTATTTACTAGTGTTGGTAACAATAATACTTCTTTATCTCAGATAATTCCTGAAGGACTTAACTCTAATCATACCTTCTATGTAAGATGTCGTCATCTTTCTAACGCTGATGGTACATCTGGTGTTGAACATACATCTCCTTTCTCAGCAGTAATTTCTTTCACCACTCCTTCTGCTGCTCTTGCTGAGGTTGGTAGACTTGCTTCTATTAAAACAACACTAACGAACGGTGTTGTTGAGCCGGTTCAGTTATATGAGGCAGATAACCTCCTTGAGGTTAGCATTAGTGTTGCAAACCAGAACGACTTCCGTTCTACATTCTCTATTGGTATTTCTAGTACTCCTGGATTCAAAAGGAGTGACTATATTACCTATGGTATTCCCCTTGATAGAGGTGGTACGAGACTGATTGAAAAAGTTGGTATCAAACCTGGAGATAAGATCTTCGTATCTTCTTTCGACCCTAACATCTCTTTCCTTGCCTTTGCTACTAGAAAGTTTGATAAGTTGGGTCCTGACTCTGCTCTGGTTCATGGTAGAAGAAGATCTGGTACTCTTGGATTCAATCCTCCTTTCCAGATCAATACTAACCTTGAGTTTTTTACAGCACAAGAAGATAGCCTAGTCACAGTTCATGCTACAAACCAGAACTCTGACTCTACTGTTGGCATGTCAGTTGGTCTGTCCTCTGGTGGTCTCGCACAGTTCCAAGAGTCTGACTACCTGGTATTTGGTTTAAGACTGGCTCCTCTGCAGGATGTTCAGATCGACAACCTTGCTCTTGCTAAGGGTCAGAGCTTGATTGTTCGTGGTTCTAAACCCAATCTGACTTTTGTTGCTCACTCTGTACCTCAGGACCCTGGTCCCTCTGGTATTGGTACAAACATCAATGTTAATACCAGCGGTAACATTACTGCTACTGCATTCTTTGGAGATGGTTCTGGTATTACTGGTGTAACTGGTGTTGGTGCAGGTGTCATCATTAAGGATGATGATAGTACTGTTGGTACTGCTGCTACTATTAACTTCGGTCAGAATCTGACAGTATCTCAAATCTCTGCTGGTATTGTCACTATTACTGCTGCAGATACCGTAGGTGTTGCACAAACTGCTAATAGTCTTGCCGCTGGGGTTTCTGTTCCTAAAGCAACTCAAGCAGACTTTGCAACTGTTGCTGGATTGGCTACGGTAGCAACCACAGCGACCTCGGCAAATACTGCTGACAGTGCAACAACTGCAGGAACAGCTTCTCAATTGGATGTTGATGCTACAATCACATCTAATAATGACATCACTGCACCGAGATTTATTGGTGACGGATCTCAGTTAACTAATATTGTTGCTTCTGGTTCCGGTGTCATCATTCAAGACTCTGGATCCGCAGTCGGTACAGCAGGAACAGTCAACTTTAATGCTGGTCTCGATGTAAGTCCAGTCTCTGCTGGTATCGTTACAGTAACGATTAACGAGGCACCTCGTGCTACACTTGCAGGTATTGCATCTGAGGCTATTGTCGCTGGCATTGCTACCTACGCTACGCTCGCTGGACTCGCCTCTCAGGCAAACAATGCACTCTTTGCTAATAGTTCTAGTTTCTCCACCTTAACGGGCGCTGCAGACACCGCTAAGAACCTTTATACGCAGTTTGAGGGCACATACAAGCCTCTACCTACTACTATTGGTACAAAGACAACAGATCACAGATATTATGGCATCGGATCTGATCGTTCTATCAATGTTCAGGGTTATGAATCTCCTTACCTGAGATTTGAAGTAGGTCAAACCTATCGCTTTGAGAATGCATCACAGCAGGTAAACTATCCGATCAGGTTCTACTATGCTGCAGATGGTTCTGCAGTAGGATTTGGTACAACAACTCCGAATCAGTACTCTGATAATGTAACTGAGACTGGAACTTATACTGAAATTCTCATTGATGAGAACACTCCTCAACTCTTGTATTATGGTGCTGGTATTGGAACACAATTTGGAAGCATGGGTAACTCCATCCAAGTGTTTAATAATGATTTCCATAAGGTCAGCAGAGTTGGGGAGTTTAAGAATCTTGTAGGTCTCAAGACTGCTACTTACACTCAATTCTATGAAGGTCGCGCCACTTCTTGGTACATGAACACTAACCTTGGTGTTGGTAACAGTGATTATGTCCCTGGAGATCGCTCACATAATGTAAGCTCTATCGTTCAAACCGGTACTGGTATCTACAATGTTAACTTTGCTGATGCAATGAATGATACTGACTATGCTGTCATTGGTATCGCAAGTGGTACAAATGCTTTCCCAGGTGGTATCGTTAATTTACGAATTTCTGACAGAACAGTTAACGGATATACCGTTAGGGTGTATAATGGAATTCCTGCCCTTGAAGACTTGGGCGAACTTAGTATTATGACGCTTGGTGGACAAGATGGAGAACGGACCTACATCTAGGGTTATTCAATATGATAAGGTGGTCACTAAGTTGCCCACCTTTATTATTGAAAATGGTCCAGAAGAATTTAATAGATTTAAAGATATAATTCTGGAGAAAAGATCTCAAGATCCAGAATATCTGGATACAGATGAGACCGCAGGCCATTCTGTCAAGGCATGGTTAACTAAGTGGGATACACATCAAACTGATGATAGGTTTTTGGACATTGGCAATTATGTCATATATGTGCTAGACTACATTACGGAGCAGGTATTCCATACTCATGCAAAGTATAAACTCGCTTCTTTATGGGCAGTAGTCATGGAGGAGGGTGATCAAGCTACCCCTCATGATCACTTTCCATCAGCATGGTCTTGCGTTTACTATATTGATGTCGAAGAAGATGTTGCTCCTATCTTATTGGAAGATAAGGAAGTCCATGTAAAGAATGGGATGTTAGTTTTGTTTCCTGGATTCATTACACATCATGTTCCGCCTACGAAGGGGAGAAGGATTGCTGTTGCTATGAACATTAGTATTATTGATGAATCTTGATTATGACCGATATCGGAATTAGTAAAGTCTCTGTTCAAATGCCAATTTTTGAGTCTAGATGGACTGAAAGGTTGGATGAATTCAAACAGAATATTTTAGATCATAAAAAAGAAAACCCTGATAGTGTCTCTGATAGTAATGTCGAAGCGAGTTGGAGATCTGCTTGGAATCTTCATGAGGTTGATTCTAGATTTTCTTCAATTGCAAATTACTTTGAGGAGTTTGCCAACTCTATTGGCAAGCAGTACTTTTATAGTAACGGCATATATGAGGTAACTAATCTATGGGCTATGGATTATGGTCCAAATGAAGGGACAAAATATCATAGTCACTTTCCCTCAGCATTGTCTTTCATTTTTTATATTGATGTGGAGGAAAACTCTGCCCCTATTTGTTTTGGAGACTCATGTAGACCTGTAGAAAATGGATTAGTTTTAGTGTTTGACGCTAGCTTACCGCATTGGGTTCCTGATAATCATGAGGGAAGAAGAATAGTTATTTCTGCAAATGTTGATCATGTGCCCCCACAGCTCCGGGGATATAATAGAGCAATTTAATTTTTTATAAATCTACTTGTAGGTAAAGCAGTAAGTTATGTTTACAATCTACTCAATGCCAGGGTGTGGTCACTGTCGTCAAGTAAAACAGCTCATGGAGATTACAGAGCAAAAGCATGTAGTCTACACATTAAATCAGGATTTTACTATTGAAGAATTTCAAAATGAATTTAATACGCAGTATTTTCCTCAGGTAGTTCACAACGATAAAGTTGTTGGAGGAGCTGCTGAAACAGTACAGTATTTTAAAGAGCAGAATCTTGTCTGAACCAGAACTAAATAAAGATACCCACGGAAATCGGGGGGTGGAGTTCATTCTCAGCGGAGGAAAAAAGAAAGAACAACCAAAAACTTTTCAAATAAAGTTCGGTAACATGTTATCTTTCTTCAGGAGAGATATTGTTCTACATCTGAATTTTTATTTGGATATCAGAAAAAATAATTCCTCGGAGTAAAACAATGCTAGCTGTAAGTTTAGTTGCAGGATCGTTCTTGGTCATAGGTGCATTAATCGTTGGATGTATGCTAGGATGGGTACTTAGAGAATATATGATGTACCATCATGATCGTTCAGATCAACAACAAGTTCTCCACCCTGAAATGTATGATGAGAATGGAAATATTCTTCCTGACTCATTAATCGCCTTTCGTTTTAATGAAGACGATGCCGATGACGAAGACTAATTATTAATTTGAAAATCATGAGTAAATTACCACCACATCCACTCCAATCTGAAATTTTGCAAGCTGTGTCGAGTGCAAAAACTAAAGCAGCAAAAATCAATCTGCTCAAAGAGCATAGATCTCCTGCTTTAGTCTCTTTATTTGTGTGGAACTTTGATGATAGTGTCATAAGTGCCATTCCTGAAGGAGATGTTCCATTCACTCCAAATGATTCTCCTACTGTAGAATCTCAGAGTAAATTAGCTAGTCAGTATAGAACTCTTTATAACTATGTAAAGGGGGGTAATGATAGTCTTAAGAGGACTCGTAGAGAATCTTTGTTCATTGAACTTTTAGAGTCTCTTCATCCCGATGAAGCAGAAATTATCTGCTTGGTTAAGGATAAGAATTTGGGTAAGAAGTATCGTATCACTCACAATGTCGTCAAGGAAGCATATCCTGATGTTGAGTGGGGTAATCGTAGTTGAACAACGAAAGAGTAACCATCCTACATAAGGATTGCGATCCCGAGTTGGCAAAAGATAAATCTTTGCCATACTCGGCTTTTTTAATCGAATACTATGACTCTGAGGGACATAAAAAGTATGATATTGCCTCATCCTACAAACAAGTAGATCTTTTTGATTATTATTACGACGAATATAAGCATGGATTAAAGGGTTGGACTCAGACTGATGGGAAAGTCAACCCAAAGATGTATGGGTATAAAAGTAAAAATAAAGAGTCTAAAAAGTAATTTGACTTTTATTTTCAAGAATCCGGGGAAAAAATCTCCGGGTTTTTTTTGCCCTATAGGGTTGACATAAATAATGATAGTGGTCTATAATAGACCTGTCGTTCATCCAGAGCAATCTGGACGCAAGTAAGTCGCGGAACGGAGTCGTTCATCCCATGTTAGAAGTATTATTCTACACAACACTCACCTGTACTCAAACTGATGCTATCATGCTGAAGATTGAGAATAATCAAAACCTTAGCAATCAAGTTAAGGTTGAGTTGGTTGAGACCCTTAAGGACTCAGCACCAGAGTGTCGGTGGTATTGGGACGCACACGACTGAAGGAACGGGAAAAAACGGATCCAGCGAAAGCTGAGAAGGTTAATTTTCACCCAACTTCAGGAGTAAACCGATGTCTACAATCACATACCGTGGCGTCAAGTATGACGCAGACCAGTACAAAGCAAAAGTAATTGAGGAGCAAACTGCTCGTCAAAATCACGAATTAATGTATCGTGGTATTAAAGTTGAGCGTAAGTTCGCATCAAAAAGCTGAGTACTAGATTGGACGAATTAAAGAGGACTCTTGACGAGTCCTCTTTTTTTGTGTATAATGATCAAAACCTCATTCTTTTATGGACAGACAAGTTTTAAAGGGTTTGGTCTTGACCATGAAAGCATTGGTGCAAGAACTAGAATCTGAAGTGTTCTCCGATGCAGAAGCTTATCAACAAGATAAGCGCGAAAACTATGATGATCCAGTAGAATACTTTGGAGACGGAGACGATGACGGATATGCAGACTGACTGGAGATATACTCCAGAAAAAATGCAAGTTAGAAACTCTGCTCTATCAATCCTTTTGAAGAATTTTGGTAGTGAGTTGAATCCAGATGGATCTCCTAAATATTCAAACCAGAGCATATATGAATGTGCTCATGATTGGGTATCCCAAGGAAATATGATAACTCACGGACTACTAAAATACTACGAGGTCTACTATGCGGATGAAGGATACAATTCGGTTAACCAAGGAAGCACTTAAACAACCTTGGTTATATACAGATGAAGAACTTTTGTATATGAAGAAAGCAAGGAAAGTTGCTAAAAAGGGATTAAAATTAAAACAACTGAAAGGAAATCATGGAAAAAGTGAGACTAGTTCAATCGACTCCGAATCCAGAGGAGACGATGGCGTACATAGCAAGGGTTTCAAATCCTAATAATCAGGATAATCCTAGCTTTGAAGGTCTCTTAAAGTATTGTATTAATCATGGACATTGGTCTGTGTTTGAGCAAGCATACATGACTTTAGAAATTGAAACTTCTAGGGCAATCGCAGCTCAAGTGCTTCGTCACCGTTCTTTTACATTCCAGGAATTTTCACAAAGATATGCTGACAGTTCTATGTTAGCTAGTAGTATTCCTATTCCTGAATTGCGTGGCCAAGATTACAAGAATCGCCAAAATAGTCTTGACAATGTTGATGCATTTAAAAGACAAACTTTTGAGATTGCTATACAGAAATACTTTACTGAAGGTATGGATCTATATCAGACCATGCTAGACGCTGGAATCGCCAAGGAGTGCGCTAGAATGGTGCTTCCCTTAGCAACCCCCACAAGAATCTATATGACAGGCTCATGTCGCTCGTGGGTGCATTATATAGATCTTAGAAGTGCTCATGGTACTCAGAAAGAACATATGGATATCGCAGTTCAGGCTAAGAGTATTTTCTGCGAACAATATCCTACTGTCGGCAAGGCACTCAATTGGTTTTGATAAATAACTTCGCATAATATTTTGATATGGCAACTTATCCTGTAGTACACAAAGAAACCGGTGAACAAAAAGAAGTAGTGATGAGTGTTCATGCTTGGGACTCCTGGCGTGAAGATAATCCTGACTGGACTCGTGATTATTCTGATCCATCAACCATGCCCGGTGTTGGTGAAGTTGGAGAATGGAAAGATAAACTTCTTAAATCTAAACCCGGTTGGAATGAAGTATTAGCTAATGCACAAAAAACTGGTAAAAACTGCCAAAAACTCACTTTAGACTAAATTATGCCTAGGAAGAGAAAGTCCGATCCAAGTGCCGGTGCTGGAATGACCAGTAAGCAGATGAGAAGGAAGAAACCTATTAATACGGACTTCCTGGTTGATATTCAACCCTTAACAGATAATCAAGAAACCCTATTCAAGGACTATTCTCAGGGGAAAAATATTTTTGCTTATGGAGCAGCTGGTACGGGCAAAACCTTTATTGTACTGTATAATGCTATTAAAGATGTTCTTGACGAATACTCTCCTTATCAAAAAATCTATATTGTCCGTTCTTTAGTATCCACTAGAGAAATTGGTTTCCTTCCCGGAGATCATGAGGATAAGTCAGCTCTTTACCAAATTCCTTATAAGAATATGGTAAAATATATGTTTGAGATGCCTACTGATTCTGACTTTGAGATGTTGTATGGCAATCTAAAGCAGCAAGAGACTATTTCTTTCTGGTCAACATCATTCATTCGTGGAACTACTCTTGATGATGCAATTGTCATTGTAGACGAATGCCAAAACTTGAATTTTCATGAACTTGATAGTATAATCACTAGAGTTGGGGAGAATTCTAAAATTCATTTCTGTGGTGATGCTACCCAGACTGATTTGACTAAGACTTACGAAAAAAATGGCATCCTAGACTTTATGAAGATTCTAGAGCAAATGCCATCATTCGCATCAATTGAATTTGGTGTTGATGATATTGTTCGTTCTGGTCTCTGTAAAGAATATCTTGCTACTAAATTGGCACTCGGTATGTAATGTTTAATCATCTTGAAATTGAACTTCCTCGGTTAGAGAGGAACACCATTGATGGTGTACGATATTATGAAACACCTGACACAAAGATGGTATCCATTACCTCTATTATCAGTTTTTATAATAGAGAAATTTTCATCAAATGGCGGAAAAGAGTTGGAGAAGAAGCAGCAAATCTAAAGACTAAACTCTCTACGAGTCGTGGTACAGATATGCACACTCTTACAGAGCATTATCTAAAGAATGATGATCTCCCCAAGGTAAAGCCTCTTCCTGAATTTTTGTTTAAAATTGCCAAACCCGATCTAAATCGGATTAGTAACATTCACACTCTAGAAGGATCTTTGTATAGTGAGCAATTAGGAGTTGCTGGAACTGTAGATTGTATCGCTGAGTATGATGGTGAATTAGCAGTTATTGACTTTAAAACATCGGCAAAACCTAAACCATATAAGTGGATTGAAGGTTATCTTGTTCAATGTGCTGCTTATGCTTGTATGTACTATGAACTGACTGGCACACCTGTCAAAAAATTTGTCATTATCATGGCATGTGAAGATGGGTCTTGCAAAGTGTATCAAGAATATGATAAACTTAAGTACATGAAGTTACTTACCAAATACATCAGAAACTTCGCGGAGTATCACTTAAATGGAAAATGAATTAACAAAGGCATTGGGCAAAAAGTTCATGAATGCTGCAAAGTTCTCTTTAGAAATAGAGACTCTTGTACTAAAAGAAAAAATGAATTACATTGAAGCCATTGTGCTTTTCTGTGAGGAGAATGGTATTGAAATAGACTCAATTAGTAAGTTAATTTCAAAGCCATTGAAAGAGAAATTGAAGCGTGATGCTCAAGATCTTAATTTTATGAAGAAGACCACTAGAGCAAAGTTGCCTCTCTAAATAAGCCAAGGTAAATTAGAAAGATGTCAGATTTTTTCGACTCAGAACTTGTTCAAGAGGAGTTACAGGAAATTAATGAACTTCAGGAAGAAATCTACACTGAAGTATTTTCTTTTGGCGAATTAGATCGTGAAGAGAAAATTGAGCATATCGATAAACTCGATCTACTATTAGAAAAACAGAGAATTCTGTATACGAGAATGTCACTGTCTGATGATCCTCGCGCACAAGAAATGCGTGAGAGTGTCCGCAAATCAGCTATCATGATGGGGTTCCCCAAAGATGTTGATTGTGCAGTCCTTTTCGGCAACATGCAGAAAACCTTAACAAAAGTCAGAGAGCAGATCTCTTGACAATGGGAGCACTGTCGCCCTATAATAGACCAGTAACAAGCCAAATCCAATTACAGGCCAAATCTAATGTCATTCGCATCACTTAAAAAACAGTCCTCCCTTGGTTCACTAACCGCTAAACTGGTTAAGGAAGTAGAGAAAACCAATAAGGGTGGCAACTCAGCTGACGAGCGTCTCTGGAAACCAGAGGTCGATAAAGCTGGCAATGGATATGCTGTTATCCGTTTTCTTCCTGCCCCTGATGGTGAAGATCTCCCATGGGCAAAGATGTACTCCCATGCCTTCCAAGGTCCTGGTGGTTGGTATATTGAAAACTCTTTGACCACTAGTGGTGCCAAAGATCCTGTTTCCGAACTCAATTCTAGTCTCTGGAACAGTGGCATTGATTCTGACAAAGAGACTGCTCGTAAGCAGAAGCGTAAGCTTTCTTACTACTCCAACATCTATGTTGTAAAAGATCCTGCAAACCCTGATAACGAGGGTAGGGTCTTCCTTTATAAGTTTGGTAAGAAGATCTTTGATAAGGTTATGTCTGCCATGCAACCTGAGTTTGAAGACGAAGAACCAATCAACCCATTCGACTTCTGGCAGGGTGCCGACTTTAAGATCAAAATCAAAAAAGTTGCAGGTTACTGGAATTATGATTCTAGTGAGTTTGCTCGTCAAGCACCTCTCCTGGATGATGATGATGCTATGGAAGCAATTTGGAAGAAAGAGTATTCTCTTGCAGAGTTAGTTGATCCTTCTCAGTTCAAATCCTATGATGAACTGAAGACTCGTTTGAACTATGTTCTTGGATCTTCTACTCCTAAAGCTCCTGACCCTGAGGTTATGGATGAAGAAGCACAACCTGTAGTAAATGACCCAATCGCCGGTAAGGTTGATATGGGTGGATCTACAGAAGATGATGACGCTCTGTCCTATTTCCAGCGTCTTGCAGAGGAATGATATAAATATAGGGAGGGAGACCTCCCTTTCGTAGTTTTTTTCTAGCTAAAAATGTCTTTCTCCGGTAATAGATATATTGTCACATACGATGATGGTGACAATACCAATACTCAAAGACTTGAAGTAATTGCTGAATCTGCTAGTATGGCAGAAACAAGAGTAACGCAACTCTTCCCGTCTGCTCAGAATATTGTAGTTGTTTCTGCCTGATAATGTCACGCACTCAAGTAATTGTTTATAATGGCCCTGACGGGTTTTGTAATGTCGTCATTCCGTCAGATCAGTGCATTCTCTCTGATATAGATATCATCTCTAAGGATGTACCTACATCAGAGTACTCGATGATCTCTCATACCGAATTGCCCTCTACAGTATTCAGAAACGCATGGAAATACAACCACTCAAATTCAGCTGTGGATGTGGATCTTGTAAGTGCAAAAAATCTGTGCCAGAAAGAGCTGGAAAGTCGGTATCTGCAGATCAGAACCGAGAATCAAGAGATTACAGCACTAGCAGAAATGAAGGGAGAATCTCCAGTACTGAAAGATAATCCTGTTGTACCCTATTCTGATATTAATTCTGCAACTACGGCATCACAACTAGAAGCACTTCTTTAGTCAGAAGCAATTTTAATTCCAGTCTGAGGATCAAACTGAGAAGATTCTTGATATTCTAGAAAATCTCTAAATTCATTAACGAACGATGTTAAGTATTCACTTCTGAGTACTCTTATCGTTCGTTTTTTATTGTTTTTTCTTACTTCTACTAGCCAATTAGAAACTCCAACAGTTGGGTTAATATCTTGACCAGGAGAGTCTGGGTTTGGGATTCTAAATGTGGAATCAACAACCTGACCGCCAGGAATTAAAAGTCTTCCTTGAGAATCTTTTGTTTCTTTTGTCTCATAGTGACGAGTAGAATTTAGATTTTCCTCATACTTGTCATACATAACATCATATAGTTGTCTAGATGATAATGGCCATTCATCTCTGACATTGATGATATTGGCAGTCAATAAAACTACCCAATCATAATTTGGATCGCCATATAATTCATTAGCGACATCATCAGGTCGTTGATTTTCATCAATATCGTATTTTGTCAGGTTAGTTGCAAACTCAGAAACAGAGTCTCTGATCTTCATTCGCGTAAAAAGATTCTTTACCTCCACATATTGCTTCTTTCTACCACCAGATTGATTGGGGTTGAGGTATTGAAAGTTTGGTAAAAGATTGAAGTATGAGTGACTAGCCATTAGAATCCTGCGTCGTTGTAGTTGTCGTCATAATCTTCGGCATATACTGGTTCAAGCTCAGTAAATGATAAATTCAACCTATAATGAATCGGTGTCCCATCATTATATGTTGCGTGAATACCAGAACCCGTGTAATCTACTCCAACACTTGTTAGGGCACATAATTTAAATTTATTCAGATATTTTTGATCTGCAGTTCCTTTCTTATAGCTGAGTCTAAAAACATCCGGTGCTTGTAAGAATGCGTTTTTACCTTTTATTGACTTTGCTGCAGATGTCCTTTTAAGAGTTTTTATGATTTGTAGGACTGATTTTGACTCATTTATATTTCTAGGAGTCAAATCCCAGTTGAATCCAAAAGGTCTAATAGACACACTATTGAACAGTAGTTCTACATTTTGATTTATAATCTGACCCTCTTGTCTACCAAGAACATCATTTAATCCAATCGAAGTTCCTGCAACTGCATTAACAATCGCTCTCTGAGCTTGTGTTTTAAAATATTTTCTATACAAATCAAATCCAGTACCGGTACCGCCACCCAACCCTGAAGCTTCGCTGGCGGCAAAATCAGCAGCTGTTTCACCTAAACTGCTACCCTCAGGAAGTTTACCCGTAGCTGCATCAACTAACAATCCTGCTGCCTTGAGTCCTGAACCAGCAAGTGCAGATATTCTACTTTCTCCCCAACCAGTTCTGTTTACTGATGCGATAGAATTTGGTATTGGTAAGATAATACTTTGTTTTGCTTTCGTACCTGCCGATTTAAAAACATCAGTTCCTGTTCCCGGTTTTCTTCTACCACTACCTGGGTCAAAAGTAGGTACTTTTGAAGGCACATATTCCATAACCTCCAAAAACATATAGTCTGTTGTGGAGTCTATAATATCGAGAGGATATCTAAGCAGTTGTGGATGAGCCATCCGTTTTTTTATTAGTTATTTATGTGGACATTTTGAATTTTGCATATGATAAAGATCTGGCATCTTCAAGTTCATTAGCCTCAATAACATATAACTGACTTTGGCATTCTTCCCAAGTATAGTTTCTTGTTAGATTCCAATGAAAGTTAAATCCAGTGAATCCCCATTTATCTACACTAGTGCAGGCAATTAGTGGAAACTCATCATATTTTATGTTTGGTGTCTTTGCTTTGTATATAAAAGTATAGAATTTTCCTCCTTCTGGAATAATTTCTAGATTGTCTAAAACTTCCATAATCTTAGTGAAAATATCTTCTGGTTGTTCTAAACCGATAAGTTCATCTACTATGGGTTGTAACCTACTCATACACCTAAATTGTCCTCTGTTAAGATTTTAAATTGAAATAATCTATCCTTACAATATTCAGTAGCAGCTTTCCACTTCGCTTGATTTTTAGCATACTCAGCAACTTCACGGATGTATGTTTTAGTTCGTTGCTTTTGTACCTTTGGTTCAATACACTGCTTTTTTGGTTTCACTTCTATAATATATCTTTTAATATCTCCCGTGTTTTCGCGAACTTTGATATAGAAATCTGGAAAATATCTATGAATTCTTCCATCTAGAGGAGAACGATATGGGATAACAATCTCCTCACTGCCCCATTCAAGAATGTTTTCATTTCTATCACAGTAAACCATGAACTTTCGTTCCCATAAACTGCGATAAATAATAGAGCGATGGTCTCCTCGATATTTTTCAATATTGCTAGGTTGAAATCTACCTCTATACGCCATTATAAAATATTTAACCTAAGGTATTTAGTGTGCCACGACGAAATTACCCCAGGAAGAGAACTACAACAGAAATAAAATCGTTGTTTACGAATGTAGCTACAACGAATCATTTCGAGTTTCAACTTCTGGCTTTCCCAACCGGTTTATTAAATTATGTTCAAGCGAAGGAACCTTTACTTTCTCGGTATTTTCTTACCAGGGAGTTAAATTTGTTGTGTAAGGGAGCAGAACTTCCTGGTGCTGCTTTTGCTACCGCACAAATAAAAGGCAATTACATGGGTATTGTCCAAAAGTATGCCCACACAAGAGTCTTTACCGATAGTTCATTCACCTTTATTGTTGATAAGAACTATCTTGTGTTAAAGTTCTTCCAACTATGGCAAGAATTTATTGCAAGTGGTGGAGAAGTAAGTCAAGATAAAAGAGCCTATTACAGTAGAATGTTGTTTCCCGACAACTATAAGTGTAGTCAAATGGGTGTAAGTAAGTTTGACAAAGACCACTTCCAGAAGATAGACTATACCTTTATCAATGCGTTCCCAGTTAATATCGTCCCATCTGCAGTAGATTATGGAACTAATCGAGTTCTAGAAATTACTGTGACTTTCAGTTATGATAGGTATGTTCTTGGAAGTATTGGTAGTTTAGATACCCGTTCAGATCAGAGAGAGGTTTCAACTCAATGGTCTGTGGAGGATAAGAAAGAATATAAGGAAACGACGGGGAGAGAATACTCTAGCGATCCTAATGGAGATAGTGGACTAGCTCCAAAAACTGATCAAAATAACCCTCCTAGGGTTCAACCTATTGAGGTAATACCTTTTTGACCCTAATAAATAAAATTACTGAACAATTATTATGTCTTTACCAAAGATTGCAACTCCGACATTTGAGTTGGTTATTCCGTCCACAAAGAAAAAAATTAAGTATCGCCCATTCCTAGTCAAAGAAGAAAAAGTTCTTGTTTTGGCTATGGAGAGCGAGGACATTGAACAGATTGCGAGAGCTATCAAAGATGTTCTCACCGCATGTATCATCACTCGTGGTGTGAAAGTAAATGAACTCTCTACTTTTGATATCGAATATCTATTTTTGAATGTTCGTGGAAAGTCAGTTGGAGAATCTATTGATGTTATTGTTACCTGTCAGGATGATGGAGAAACTAAAGTTCCCTTGACAGTCTATATTGATGAAATTCAGGTTATTGATTATCCTGAACATAATCGAGATATCAAATTAGATGATACTTTAACTCTGAGGATGAAGTATCCATCTCTTGGAGAGTTCATCAGTCAAAATTTTGGTGCCGGTCTTGATCTCAATGCATCATTCGATGTCATTGCATCCTGTGTTGATATGATTTACTCGGATGATGAGACTTGGGAGTCAAAGGATACACCTAAGAAGGAATGGATTGAATTTATTGAGGGTTTGAATTCTTCTCAGTTCAAACAAATCGAATCCTTCTTTAATACTATGCCTAAGCTTTCTCATACTGTTAAATTTGAGAACCCGAATACTAATGTAGAAAATGAGATCGTACTTGAGGGATTAGCATCTTTTTTCAGCTAGCGATGTTACATGAGGATATTGTAGCTTACTACAAAGTTAATTTCGCCCTCATGCAGCATCATAAATACTCCTTGAGTGATATTGAAAATATGATCCCTTGGGAAAGGGACATTTATCTTAGTTTATTAGAGACATTTATTGAAGAGCAGAATTTAAAGGCACAACAATCTAATGGTTATTGACCCTACAAAGCTACTTCCACCAGGTCAGAAGGGAACTCCCGAGGGTAATGTTGACAACCCAGGAGTTCCTGAGGGGAACTTGACTGTCAAGCAATATAATTCGTTAAACAAAAACATCTTTGCAATCCAAAGAAATCTAACTGCAATTGCAGATCTGATTAGTGGTAGAAACGCTCAAGATGCAGAAGAAGATAAGAGAGAGATAAAGCAAAAGAGAGAATCCGCAGATAGTCTTAAAAAAGGTACAAAAGAAAACTTTATTGAATCTGCTCTTAAGAATGGGTTAGTTAAACCAATTGAGGCTTTAAAGAAACGGGCAATGGGACCTTTTGGTCGCTTTATGAAAGCACTTGAGGCATTGTTCTTAGGGTGGTTAGGAATAAAAGGATTAGATGCCTTAGAAGCATGGTCAGAGGGTGATAATGATGCTTTTGAAAAGATAAAGAACGATCTTATTAAGGGATTGGCGATTGCTGGTGGTGTTGCACTTGCTCTGAATGGTGGCATTGGTGCAATTACTGGAACAATTAGTGGTGTTCTTACATCAATGCTGCTCAACATTCCAAAGATCCTAGGGTTATTGGCAAACCCATATCTTTTGATAGGTGCTATAGCTGTGGCAGCTGGTGTCACACTTTTTGATATTATTAAAAATGATAGGTTCGGAAGTGGTCGAAGTAGTTTTTCAGAATCAAAACGAAAAACTATCGATCATTATTTGAAACATGGAAGAGAGAGTACATTAGAAATGCTTTATGAGGAAGAAGAAAAAATATACAAGCAAAAACCCGCTTTAAGAGGTACAACTACAGCTTCTCCTGAAAGAATTTACTTAGATCCATTTGGAATACTTAATGAAATTGAGCACCAAAGACAGCAACTTATAGATGGAGTATATGGAAATGCAATTGGTGAGAATATTACTGATGAAGATAAAGTTCAACTTAATCATATAATTGCTGCTATTAAGGTATTGCGCCAAAATACTAGTAGATATGAAACTTTGAATAAAGATGTAGGACTTGCTTTATCAAAGGTGCAAAAAGATGTGTCTAAATTGAGTCCAGAAGATAAGAGAAAATATGATGAATATGAAAAATTGAAGACCAGTATGATAAAATCTATGGAATTTATCCAGGGTATTAGAGATACTAAGTTAACGGAGCAAGGAAAGAATTTCTTTAATGCTAGAGTGGGGATGTTTGATGAGGCTATGTTCCTTGATAAACCTGGAATTCTAGGAATACCGAGATTTGGAGGTGAACCGGATCCAAACAGATTGTCTGATCTAAACGATATTGTTCAGCAAATGAATAAGGGTCTTGGTAAAGCTGAGACTCCACCTACTAGTAGTGCTCCTGCTGCATCTACTGTTGCTCCTCCTGTGCAACAGATGCCACAATCGAATGGACCAACAAATATAACACCAGAGCAAGTTGCACCAATTCCTCCAAATTTTGGGTTTTCACTTGAACCAGTTAGCTCACGATTTAATAATGTAGAAGGCACTGTAGCATCGGTGCCACTTGTAGTTGTACAACCTGTTGGATCTCCTAGTGGTGATAGTGGAGAACCCGTTTCATCCACTCCATCTGGAACTGCATTGCCTGATATTCGTACAACGAATCCAAATAATGAATGGATTAATTTTGCAAGATCAGTATATGAAGCATAAATTATGAAATTAATTCCAACCAACGAAGCTTTAAATATTGTTGATGTAGGTTTGCTCTCTATTAGGCAGACCACTCAAGGTCTTAGGAAGTCTTTAGGTAAGGAGATTAGAAAAGATAAGCAAAGAGAAACGACTAAGTTAAGTCTTGATAGATTAGAAGTTGACACTGCAAGAACAAAAGATGCAGAAAAAATTGTAGAGGCAAAAAAACCTCAGAATTTTATTAAAGGTGGAATTTCTTCTGCTATTAAAGGATCTAAGAGTATATTCTCTGGGTTACTGAAAGCAGCTGGTTGGATTCTTCTTGATTGGTTATTGGCAAATCTCCCAAGAATTATTGTAATTGTTGAGGATGTAACTAATTTCGTTAAGAATTTGTATGATAATATTGTTAAAGTTTTCAATAGCTTTGGAAATGTCTTGCGAGGCATTATGGATACAGCTGCTGCACTAAGCAGAGATTTAATATCTGGAAAAATATTTACAAGTGAAAGGGAAGTTACAAAAGAGTTGGAAGATTTAGGTAACGATTTCTCCCAACTTCAAAAAGATGTTGACATTACATTCAAAGATACTGTTAGAGATCTAGAAGATTTAAAAGCACAGAGTGAAGCAGAAATTGCTGATGCTAGAAAAAAACTAGGATTAGATCCTTTGCCAACAACATCTGCAATACCTACTGGACGAAGTGTTAAACAGCAGACTCAAATTGCAGAAGCTAAGGAAAGACTAGACAGTGGAGAAATTACTCAACAAGAGTACAATCAGCAAGTAGAGACTATTATGCAGCCTCCAACTACTCTTCCTCCTTCACCTCCTGTTCAAGCTAGACCCGCACCTTCTTCTGGAGTACAACCACAAACATCTGGATTAATATTCCAAGATACTGGGAAAAAACCTCCTGGATATAGGATAGGAGATGGTATTGGTGCTAACCGCGGCCATATGGGATTAGATATTCCTGCGGAGTTTGGTTCTGCGCTCACGGTTCCGTCAAATTCTACTATCACTGATGGAGGATTTGAAAAGAATTATGGTAACTATGTTGTGTTCGTGGATGCAAATGGACTGGAGCATTTTTATGGACACATGATGGAAAGGACCCCATATAAGAAAGGAGACAGGGTTAAGCCAGGCGATATCATTGGTAGAGTAGGATCAACTGGAAAATCTCGTGGACCACACTTGCATTGGGAACTCGGTAAAGCAGAGGGTATTACCGGATATCCTAGAAAGAATGCAATTAATCCCATGGAATATGGATTCCCTGGCACTGCTCCTTTTACTGGAGAAGTTGTTGCTGCTCCTAAGAGGCTTGTCTCATCTTTAGAGGGAGTAAAAAGATCATCAACGGTAGCATCTGCTGGATCTTTACAAGAACCTATAGTAGTTCCATTTGATCTTGCATCTCTAAATATTAGTAGTGGTCAAGCTTCAAGTGATATGGGATCTGATTCGGGAACCATAGAAAGTTTTGGTCAAAGTTCCAACTCTAATATAATCACTGATATCCAAAAAGTAGTGAGGTTGGGATAATGTCTGCATCAACTGGAGCATCAATCTATGAGAAATTTGACATAACATCGAAAGAACAAGATAAGACTGTATCTATTATTAATGGTGTGATTGATTTTCAATATTTTGAGGATCTATATTCACCAATTGTAACAGCACTGGCGGTAATTTCAAATACTGGTAATACTATCGATGGTCAAGGGCTATATCATGGATTACCTATAATTGGTGGAGAACAGGTAAATATTAAGATCAAAACTCCATTTGATGCGATTTTTGAAAAACCCGGATCATTTGAGTATACAATGGTTGTCGATAAAGTCACTAATTATATTAGTAATCGACAGATGGAGGGATTTGTTTTACATTTAACTTCAAGAGAAGCAATTTCTGCAAGACAAATCAGGGTAAGTAGAAAATACACAGGTATGACAATTGATAAAACTCTGTCAAAAATTATTGGATTAGTGCAACCAACACAACCAGTTGATTTTGAGCAAACAGAAACTGTATGGCCTCTTACTGGCAATATGAAACTACCTTTTTGGTGGGCTATTAAGTTAGCAGCTAGAGCAGTTCCTGTAGGTGCTAAAAGTAATTCTGCAGGATTTTTCTTTTGGCAGACAAAGAGAGGATTTAACTTTAAATCCATGGATGGATTATCTAAAACTGCGATAAAAAACAAAAAAATCGTTCAGAGATATTACTATAGACAAACTTTTGAAGATGGTCATAGAAATCCCAAATATCAAGCTACATCACTGCTTGATTTTCGTGTAAATAAAACTATCGATCTTTCGGAGTCGATATCTAAAGGAGAGTATTCTTCAAATCGTATTTTTATCGATCCATATAATTATGAGACTACTCCACGAACAGTATCTAAATTTGAACCAAAAGGTGGGACCAAATTGGGGGAAAAAAGTCCTATACCAAAAATTGTCGATCCAAAACAAAGTCCCCCAAATAACTCCAGAACCTTCGTTGGGATGTATAATGTAGGTACTCTAGATGTGGGAGTATCTACTAGCAGAGCTTACAATCCCTTAGATTCTGTTGGTCAATCAGCTGCTAGATATAGCTCTTTTACGAATATTGATTGCCATATCCTGGTTCCTGTCAACACTAATTTATGTGCTGGGGATGCTGTACATCTAGAGTTCCCAAAAGTATCAAGTGAATCTCCTGACATTGACCGTAGGCAAAGCGGTCTATATATTATTAAGGAAATTACCCATAAGTTTTTCCCTAATAAGTCATATACGGCTATGCGGTTGGTTAAAGACAATCCCGGAATTAAAACAAAAAGTTAAATGAAAAACATCGAAACTCACATTGCAAAGGACAAAGAAATCCTTGATAATCCTCTGATTTCTCCAAATCAACGGAGGCACATTGAGGGAGAACTTCATGAGCTAGAAGTCTATGCAGAAAACCATAAAAAAGAAATTGAGGCAGGAGATCATCATGATCCTACTGCATTAGAACTTTTTTGTGAGATGGAACCAGATGCAGATGAATGTAGGATTTACGAGGACTGATGACAGACGCTAGCAATTTATTTTACAACTATACTACTAAATTACCATTTAAACCCTTTATTGCAAGAGTTGCTCCTATTAGTGCTCAAGAAGAGCAAGTAGTTAATGGTAAGGGACTTAGTAATAGGTATAAAATTAGAGTCTGTGGTCTTCATGATAATGAGGGTGACATACCTGATAAAGAATTGCCGTATGCATGTGCAATCTTACCAACAACTTCTGGTGCCGGTGGTGCAAATTATGCTCAGTCCACTGTAATTCAGCAGAATGATTTAGTTTTTGGATTTTTTCTTGATGATGAAGAACAAATCCCAATGATTCTAGGACAATTTCCTAGAACTTCACTCGTGGAGGAACTGTTTGGATCATACACAAAATCTACCCCAGAAAGTGCTAGAGTACCCAGATCACAAACAAACGAACAGAACGAAGAATCACAGCCAACTCCTAACACATCACCAAACACTGCAAAACCAGACAATGTTGCTGCAGCAAAAATAAAAGTTCTAACTGCTGATACTTGTCAAACTAATCCTATTAGTCAGATTGCAAATGTAGTAGAAAATCTTGCTAGTAAAGTAGAAAGTCTTGCTCTTGCTGGTACTAACTTATCTAATGAAGTTAGACTAGCAGCTGATCTTATTGAAGTTCAAGCCAACAGATTCGTTGGCACAATGATTGAAAAGTTATTTGATAAATTAGAAGGTTTAGGACAACAAGGTCTTAAAGCTTTATATGCTGCAGTTTACGCTAAAGTTCTTGCTGCAACTCAATCTGCAATTATCGCTCATGCTGCTGGTGTTGCTGCACAAACTGCACTGTTGTCTCCAGTTTCTTTTTTACAATCAGCAATTGGATGTGCTGCAAATAAAGCTGTAGAAGGTTTATCTGGTACTATCGAAGATTTACTTTTTGATCTCATTGATAGTGGAAGAAACTATGCTGGATGTATGGGAGCACAGTTTACTGGTGCTTTTGTTGGAGCAATTCTGGATGAAATTGAAGATGCTATGTCGAAACCTCTTGATGCTGTATCTAAGATTATCGCTCCTGGATTTAAAGTTGCAGATTTCTTATCAAGCGTTAGTAGTAATTTAAATACCGTTGCATCATTCCTTGATTGTAATCAAAACAACGGTGGTAAGTGTCCACAAGATAAAGAATATGTTGTTGGTGGTAGCAGCAAAGAGAAAGGAGAAGATCCTTTTGACTATGTTATGAATGCCCTTAAGATATCAAAAGGTGCTGCTAATCTAACCAATGATTTTGAACGACAGTGGGGTAAGTGGGATATATTTGATGATGGTGGATTGTTAAGCGATTCTAGTAATAATATTGTATCTGGTGGGTGCTATGGCGGTCCATCTCAAAACTGTACTGGTCCTTATGTTGAAATCTTTGGTGGAGGTGGATTTGGTGCAGCAGGTGAAGTTATCATGGGTTATTTTGTAGATAATGTTGGACTTGGTGGTATCACTGCTGGTATTCAAAGAACAGCTAGTATCATCGGCGTTCAGATGAAAAATAAGGGATCAGGGTATAGATATCCGCCCATGGTAAACTTTAGAGATAAGTGTAGTTTTGGATATGGTGCTACCGGTCAAGCTATTCTTGGCAAGGGAGAAGATAGTGATAAAGTTGTCGCTATTGTTATAATTACTCCCGGAGAAAACTATCCAGAAACTGTTCCTTCGGACCCAAGAGGTTCTGAGGGGATTACAGATATTATTGTTACCAATCCTGGAAGTGGATATACACCTGGAGATCCCGTCACAATCCCAGGAATTTCTGAAGATGGTACTTTTATAATTAATCTTCCCGAAGGTCCTGATATTGTATTCGATGGTGATGATCCCGTTGGTCCTCCTGGTGGTGTGGGTATCGGATCTTCTGCACCAATCTATGAGATTGTTGTTGGTGATGAGGGAGAAATCCTTGATGTTAAGGTTCTAAATATTTTCAGGTATGATGAAACTTTACCTGAACTAAAAGTTCTAAGTGAAACTGGAAGTGGGGCTATTCTTAGACCCGTATTTGGTTCGTTCCCAACAGATCGTCAAGTTGGTATTATTTCTGCAATCGATTGTGTGTAATGGCTGCTAAACCAAAAAATTATAATAGAAGAGTTATTGACTCTAGAGGAGCTCACTTTAGGATTGTTTCTGGTGATCCTTTGGTGGGATCAACTGGTGCTGAGGTATGTAAAGTATATGCCGTAAATGATAATGATGACTCGTTTCTAATTTCCCACAGTCAAGGTGGATTAACTAGAATCGCAGCAGAAAAGACTTTAGAAGTTCGTGCTGGTGACAAAAACAATCCACACATCATTGATATTAGAGTTAGTGCTGCTAATGGCGATGTTACTATTACTGCTAGTAACGGATCTGTTAGAGTCAATGCTAAAAATATTATGATGGAGGCAACTCAAGATATTGATCTCCATGCAGGGAGAAATGTCAATGTTACTGCTGGTCAGAGAATCTTATATAAAGCAAATACGGTTAATGTTGAGGGTAAGAGGGGTAATGGCATTGTTAATACTTTTGGTATGAAGATGTTTGCAGGATCATTTGTCCCTGGAGACTTAGTTGAATCTGCATTAGGTCCATTTGCATCTCCAAGCATTCTTGGCATCGGTAAGGCAGCATTTGGTGCTGCTACGGGTGGTAATCTAGGTGGATTTGTTGCTGACAGTGTTATTTCTTCTACAGGTATTGGTGGAGTAGCTGGTGGTGCTGTTAAATCTGTTCTCGGAGGGTTCTTCTAATGACAAATAATGCAATTACTACAACCTTAAGAAATGGTTCTAAAGGAACTGTGCATGGACTTCCAGCATCATTTTCACAAAGCCTTGAGTGTCAAGCAGGAGCAGTAGTCACTGGTCCTATTTTAGGAACTAGTGAGATTTTAATCACGGGCAATGTTATTATTGCCATCGATCCCTTAGAGAAGAAGAAACCATCAGGAACATTGACTGTTGCTGGTGCAACTACACTTAATGGAATAGTTAAAATTAATGCTGCTACAACTATTGTTGGTGCGGTGGGCGTTACTGGAGTTGTATCTGCAACATCATTTGTTGGACCATTGACCGGAAATGTCAATGGAGTTGCAAGTGGTAATAAATTAATTGCTAACTTTGATATTCCTCATGTAAAAGAGAAAGGAAAACGAATTCGTCATATTATTACTGAAGGACCAGAAGCGGGTATATACATTCGTGGAAGACTTAAAGATAGTAATGTAATTGAATTGCCAGAGTATTGGGATGGTCTGGTAGATTATGATAGTATCAGTGTGCAATTACAACCTATTGGCGACAGACATTTCCATTTAAATGTAACGGAAATCGATAGTGAAAAGATAGTTGTGAAGGAAGCAGATGATAAACCAATTGATTGTTTTTATCATGTATGGGTTGCAAGATGGTTGAACCCAATGAATCATGATGAAAAGCTTACCGTCGTTTACGATGGAAAAGATCCCGATGATTATCCTGGTGGCAATCACAACTTCTTAGTTGGTGGGTGGGATTACGATAGAAGAAACCCAGAGTGGACAGTCTAGAAACTGGATCTGTAATCTTCCCAACCTGAGGATATCCTGCTATAATATTCAGGTAACCAAGGTCATCCTAATGACAGACGAGTACAGTTTTGCGGACGAGCATTTTGAGTCTCAAAACGATGAATACATCGAGTGCGTTGTTGTTGATATGTGCAAGCGTCGGTTTGCCTGTGTCTCAGATAAGGATAATTCAAAAACTCTAGAGTGTGATACTCCTGATGAGTTCATGCGTGTGCTTGAAATGTGTCAAGCATTTCTTCCTGAAGAAGCAATTCTTTGGGTAGATCCCATTGTAACTACCGCTAAATAAACCAGTATTTCTCAGATTATGAAGATCTTTCTTGACACAGCTGACACAAAAGTAATCCAAAAACACTACCTTACGGGTTTGATTGATGGGGTAACAACTAATCCATCTTTGATTATGAAGAGTGGTCGTGATCCTGAAAAGGTTTACGAAGAGCTTCGTGATATTGGCATCAAAGATATCAGTATGGAGGTTGTTGGCACTCAAGAAGAGATGACTTCTGAGGCACTGCGTCTTTCTGGAAAGTTTGGTGATTGTTGCACTATTAAACTACCCTGTACCCCAGAGGGTCTTTTGATTTGTAATTATCTTTCTGGCAAAGGTATCAGGACAAATGTTACTTTGATCTTTAATGCTGCTCAAGGTATCCTTGCAGCTAAAGCAGGAGCAACTTATGTTTCTCCTTTTGTTGGTCGTCTTGATGATCAATCTATTGCTGGTCTTGAAGTTGTTCGTTCAATTTCAGAGTTGTATCGTATTCATGGTATGAAGACCCAAGTTCTTGCTGCTTCTATCCGTGAAGTTCATCGTGCAGTTCGGTCTTGGTATAATGGTGCTGATGTTGTAACAATGCCACCATCAGTCTTTGAAAAGATGTATAATCACATTCTGACCGATAAAGGTCTAGAAATCTTCGACAAAGATTGGGAGGCTGTACAAAATGCAAGACCCTGAAGAGAAGAAAGAAATTCCACCTACAGATGATGCATCAGGAATCTTTGAGTTTCCTGATGATGATGATAATGATCTAAAAGAAATGTACACTAATCATGAAGAAGGCTCTTGAAACTATGAGATTTGCAGCTGCTCAAATTCCAGTATCCACAAATATTCAGTATAACAAAAAAGAGATTCTTAAATCTATTGATTGGGCAAAGGAAAATAAAGTAGATCATCTATTGACACCAGAATGTGCCTTGTCTGGATATCACAGTGGATGGACTTACAACAAGGAAGAACTTGCTGATGCATTAAAAGAGGTAGAAAAGGCACAGAAAGATGCTAAGATAAACTTACATTTAGGAACATTTTTTGAAGAAAACGAGGTTATTGGCAATGTAAATAGAAATCAAATTAGACATTATAATGCTTATGGAAATTTTGTTGGATCAACAAATAAGACATTTGTTTGTGATGGTGAAAATTGTTTGGGTAGAGATCCTATCCTGGATCCCATTACTCTAATTGAAATAGGTTATAATCAAAATATTGCTAGTTTGATATGTAATGATTTTTGGGGATATCATGAAATAGGTAGGAAGCCATTGACCACAGAATATTCTGATATTCCTGAAGTATCAATTATTTTTCATGCTACAAATGGTGCAAAGGTTTCTGAAGATGATCCATCTTTTATTCCCTTCGATATGTGGCATAACGGATTTCTTCATATGACATCATATTCATGTGGAATTCCAATTCTAACTGTAGATGCATGCACACAATGGGAGTGGGATGGTGAAGATGAAACTATGATTAATAAGTTTAGAACTTCTAGTCAAAGTGGACTGATTACCAAGAATGGTTGGTTAACTGATGTCCCTAGATACGGTCGGCAATACTTTTACTATGACATTTGAATTGGTTTGGGAGTGTGGCGGAATAGGTAGACGCACCAGACTTAAAATCTGTTGACCTCATGGTCGTGAGAGTTCAAGTCTCTCTACTCCTATATATTGTAGGTTCACCTACATTCAAAAAAATGAAGAAAGCTTTACTAGCTTTTGGAATGTTATTGATGACCGCTAGTGTAGCAAACGCTGGCGGATTAGTTCATAAAATGTCTTCTAGTGTCCAACTAACTGTTGATGCTGCTAGAAGTTCAGCAACAAGATTAGGGTCTCAGTATAGTGTCTCTGGTTCAAATGTTGGCACCTCAGATGGAACAACTGCTGGTATGCTTTCAAGTGGCACAATCACCAGTGGGGTATATTCTCCTGGCACTATTTCAGCAAATCAACTTTCGGCAACAAACGGAGAAGCATTCTCCTTTAGTACCTCTTACCTTCAAGGCGATGCAATCCCAACTGCTGCTCCTACTGTAGGTGATGTTCCTAATTTCTCTAGTGTAACTTCTTACACTGCGGGTGTTGCTGGAACTCTAGCAGGTACTGTAGGTACTTCGGGTGCTCTAACCGTGACGGCTGGTGGAGCTGGCAGTACGGCAATTGGTCAATTTGTAAGTGAAATTACGGTAATTGATTAATGGAACTTAGTTATGGATTTCCTAATCAAAAGGGATGTCTTTGCTCAAATTGTAAAGGCACCTCTTTTTGCCGTTGTTGTTCTCATTGCGATGTCTTCTGGGCAAGCAAAAGCAGTTCCAGTAGTCCCAAACTTCACCCAGGGCTCAATGACCAGTCACACTGAGACAACATCGAAGGTGACTGAAACTATTAACTCTATAGATTATGCAACAGGATGGCAGTATTCAGTAAGTGGAACGAATGTGGACAGTGGTGGTCAATCATTAAGTCCAACACCAACAACAAATTCTGTAATCGTCAATCCTTTAGGGGGTACGGAAGGGCAGATAACGAGCACCAACTCGGCTCTAAATCTATCCAATCAGAATTTTCAGATAACAACTCCTGGAGAGGCTTTTCAGTTCACCCAAACTTACAGCGGACCAGGAGTGTCAAATCAAACAGTAATTCAAAGAGTCACAGAGGTTACCAGCGTCACCGACACCACAAGTATCTTTACGCAGTAGCAGCAATATTCTTAACAACACCTGCACATGCCAATGTAGGGGGTGTAAGTGCAACTGCAAACCCAATCGCGAATAGCTCAGGCTCAGTGACCAACCAAGCTATTCAGGTCTTACAAGGACCATATATAACCAACCAATATGGTGGTGGTATCGCATGTCAAGGACCGACTGCTAATATCACACCATTCATTACTCATGCTCGTAATGAGAAGGATCCATTTGAGACACATTACTATGAACCTCAGTATGACAATAGAGATTTTGATGGAAGACTAGTAGAAGTTCAAAAGAATGTAAAGAATTGGCCTTGGGAATCGCATTACAATGATAAAACATATACAAACTCAGATGGTGAGACAGTAAGAGCATATGAAGATGGTCAAGATATGACTATCACAGTTATGGAAATGCAAGGTGATGGTATTCCAGATAATCCCGGTTCTAAGTTGTGGGATAAACCAGTAAGAACTGGTGACACTAGAAATTATAGTACCAGTATTGGTTTATCTGCAACACTCTCTTTCCCACTTGATGGTGGATTACAAGAGCGTTGTAAAGCAGCTGCAGATACCAATACTGCATTAATGAAACAACAACTTGCCAATAAAAGATTGGACTTTGAGCTTGCTCGTTTGAAGAATTGTGGAGAATTAATGAAGGCAGGAATTTCTTTTCACCCACGCAGCCCTTATAGAAAAATATGTGCTGATGTTGTAGTGATGAATGTCAATGCAGTTCCACAACATCGCCACTCTATCCCTTCGGTTTCAGTGCCGACCGTAAAATCTTTATCGCCCGGTTCCGATCCCGTTGCTCCGCCTTCCTCTCAGACACAGACAATACCGGGGACTTCTTACCCCGTAAGGCAGCAATCTTCTTCACAACCTTCTTCGTTACAGGTTTCACCACTTTTAACAAAAGATCAGCAAGAGGTTTTGCGAGCAACGCAGAGGTCGTCGCAACTACAGCAATTGAGGCGGTAATAGTTATAGAGCCTGGTGATGGTATGTTCTGGACGATCTGATCAGGTATATTTAAATTTTCAAATACAGGGAGACATTCTTTTCCCACTGTCTCATACTTAGTAATCTTTTTATTACCCTCTAGGATTTTTCCTACAGGGTTTTTTAATTCTTGTGCTCTACTAGGACACTCTACCTTTGCAGGCGGTGGTGGGGTATTTGTCTCTGCCTTTGGTGTCTCTGGTTTTTTAGTTTCTGGAGATTTGATAGGTGGGGGTGGTGGAGACTCTGTTGTTATTTCTAGTTTGTTTGGATCATAATCAATAGGATTAAAGCTAGGAGTTCCTGCATCACAGAATACTTGAACACCATCCTTATCCTCATCCTTCAGAGTTTGATTCTCACTACTATCTCTGTGAGACTCAACACATCCTGGCATATTGACAATTGGTATTCCTATCTGTGTGGTTACAGGAGGATAGATAGGCAATGCTACCGGTGGATCTGATGTTAACCAGGCTGGTGCTTCGGGAATATTAATCTCTTGTATTCGTATTGGATGTATATCCACAATAGAACATAACAAGACCAATCATATTTAGTCTAAATAGTCAGAGCAAACAGTTCTCAGTCTGAAGAGAGATGCCACTTAATAAGTTAGAGAATTTCATCAAGAATACTGAGGGTAAGATTCTTTATGTGAACCCTAACGATCTTGATGCTACAGATAGCATCACGAACCAGGGTAACTCATTAACGAAACCCTTTAAGACAATTCAGCGAGCACTATTAGAATCAGCAAGATTCTCGTATCAGACTGGATTCGATAACGATATTACCGATAAAACAACGATTCTGTTGTTCCCTGGCGATCACTTTATTGATAATCGTCCTGGATTTGCCATTAAAAAAGATCCCAGTGATCCAACTAGAGCCGTAGGCGTGTCTCCTATTGGTGCAGAAACTTTAGGAACAACTGAATTTGCATTATCTTTAACAAGTGAATTTGACTTAACTGTAGAAAATAATCAGCTTTATAGATTCAACTCGGTCAATGGTGGTGTTGTTATCCCTAGGGGCACATCTCTGGTTGGTCTTGACCTTCGTAAAACTAAGATTAGACCATTATATGTCCCCAACCCAACAGATGATGATGTTCCCAATAGTGCCATCTTTAGAATTACCGGTAACTGCTATATGTGGCAGTTCTCTCTGTTTGATGGAGTAGGTGACCGGTTAGTATTTACCGATCATCAACAATTTACTGATGATAATAGATCTTTCCCAACATTTTCTCACCACAAACTGACATGCTTTGAGTATGCTGATGGTAAGAATGATGTCAAAGGTTATGATATCACTGACCTCAGCATGTATTATTACAAGCTGACATATGCTTTCCAAGAAGCATCTGGTCGTGCTATTTCATACGAATGGCCTGAAAATCAGGGCGACTTTGAAGCAGTTCGCCAAGAAAATGAGATTGTTGGTGCTCTCGGTACTGACCCTCTTGAGATTGCTAGTATCATCTCTGGTGACGGATTAAATCCTACAGCTCAGATTACTGTTACCACAGAACAAGCACATGGACTCAGTTCTGGTACTCCAATTAAAATCAGTGGAGTTAATGTATCTCAGTATAATATTTCTACTCTTGTTCAGTCTGTTGTAAACTCAACAACATTTACATATTCTCTTTCCGTCTTCCCCAATAACCTACCAGCGACACCATCTAACATTACAAGTGCTGTTGTTACCATTGAATCTGATACTGTAACTGGTGCATCTCCTTATATCTTCAACATCTCATTGCGTTCTGTTTATGGCATGAACGGTATGCACACGGATGGCAGTAAAGCTACTGGTTTCCGTTCAATGGTTGTGGCTCAATTCACGGGCATTTCATTGCAGAAGGATGACCGTGCATTTGTTAAGTATAATACTCAGTCAAGACTTTATGAAGGTATTACATATCAGAAAGTCTCTGGATCTCAACTGGCAGCAGAATCTTCATCTACAGATGCTACTACTGTCTATCACTTAGACTCTGGTGCAGTTTATAGGCAAGGATGGGAACAATCTCATATTAAGATCTCAGAAAACGCCGTTGTTCAAGTCGTTTCTGTTTTTGCTATTGGTTATAATGCTCATTTTGTTGGTGAAAGTGGTGCTGACGCATCTATCACGAACTCTAACTCTAACTTCGGTCAGTTTGCTCTACTTGCTGATGGATTTAGACCCGAAGCATTCCCCAGAGATGACCAAGGATATATCACTCATATCACCACACCTCAGCATGTAGATACATCAGCATCTAAAATTGATACTGTAAGTTTCTATCAGTTAGATGTAAGTAAGACTAAGAATGTTGGTCTGTCTAGTCACTTATACATTTTCGGTTTTGATCGTCAGGATGAACCACCTCTAGCACTCTCCCAAGGTTTCAGAATTGGTGCTAATAAGAACGAGAAATTGTATGTCTCCATTGGCGGTACAGAATATGATGCTGATGTTCGTATGTCAGAAAATGTTCTGACCGGTGTAGCGACAGCTATTCTGGGAGATCAAACAGGTAGCAAGGAAAGTAAACTTAGTGTACCAAATTCTAATTTTGCATTGACAACGGATGCCATTGGATTGGTAACTGGTGAGAAGATCAGAATCTTTAGTGATAGTGGAGATCTTTCGGAAGGTCTTCAGTTCAATAAAATCTATTATGCCATTGTAAATTCCCCTACAGAGATTAAAATTGCTACAACATTCTCTAACGCTATCAATAATGTAGCTCTGGAAATCTATGGTGGACAAGATCTAAGAGTTAAGAGTACAGTATCTGATAAGCAGACTGGTGAAATTGGACACCCAATTCAATGGGACATTAATCAAGAACAGTGGTTCTTGCATGTTGAGGATGGTAATACAATCTATCCTCAGATTCAAACTAATATCAACCTAGAAGATGGAAGTGGAACCAATATTGGTTTTATCAAGAGATTTGAAGATAAGAGAAGTATTGAAGACAAATTATATAAAGTAAGATATGTTATTCCTAAGGAGGCAGGGAACTCTAGAGACCCTGTAAATGGTTTCATCATTCAAAGCTCTAGTCTCACTGGATTTGCTAAGACTAGTGATCCTACATCCACTACAATCACTCTGGAGGATAATAACTTCAGAAGAAATCATCAGTTTATTTCTAGTGTTAGTGAGACTGGTGGTGTTGTTACTGTTACGACTGAGCTTCCTCATCAAGTCGAAGTTGGGGATATTGTTTTTGTAGAGAATGTTCAAGATTCAAATAACACTGGTGGACTTGCCGATAAGGGATATAATGGGTATTTCGCTGTAACTGGTTTGATTAATGGATACCAGTTCAATCATTCCAAAACTGATACCTCTGGTGTAGAGAGAAATACTGGTACTCATGTGGATACCAGTAACACTAGGAATCTATTCTTACCTAGATTCTCAATCAATAACAATAATAAAAACTTCTCATTGTATCGTAGTACCGTTGTTGAGCCATATCTTACTGGACAAGAAGACGGTGTTTATATCTTAGAACTTCTTTCTGCTGATTATTCACCACCGCAGGAATTTACTCCCAAGAAGTACGAACAGAATGTTACTTACTACTATCCCCAACAAGATAGAGACAATATTCTAATCAACGCACCTGCTGCACAATCATTTGCAAGGCGCTCACCTTTAGGTAAAGTTGATGTTAATGATTTGACAAATTCATTAACAAGAGAGACAGTTGACAAGTTTTTAAAAACATTTAATGTTGGTTACGCAGTATCTAGTGTCACCAGTCCCTCTGCTGGTATTTGTACAATTACTTTTGAAAATCAGCATGACTTAAGTGGACTCAAGATTCATGAAAATTTGGTCACTTCCTCAGGATATGCTGCAACTACCAGATATAATGTAAAGTTACTCGATGGTAGTGATTGGAACGGTGCTACAGCTACAGTTACAGTTGGTGTTGGATCTACCACTATTACTGATCTAGAGGTATTTGCACCTGGATCAGCATATTCTGGTGGAGAAACATTAACTATTGATACCTTCCCAGGTTCTACTATTGGTGTCCCAACATCAGGTATTTCTTCATGTATCGGTGATGTTGTAAATATCACTGGCATCGGCACAACTAGCGACGGACTATTCAGAATTACCAGCGTACCTGATAAGAATAGTATTGCTATCGCAGTAACATCTGGAGATCCTATTGTTGTTGCAGGTCAATATGCTTATAGAGTTACTCCATCCGTCTCTATTGCATCTACTCAATTTGATATTGCCACTGGATTGACCACAATCACTACATCAGTTCCACATGGTTTGAAAAGAGGAGCTAAGTTCAAAGTTGTTGATACCAGTAGTAATAAAGTTGGTGAGTTTATTGTTAATACCGTTGCAGGTGTCACTACATTTACATCTACAACAGTTAATGATATTAACTTTGTTGCTGGACATAGAGTATATAAATTTGCATTTGATGGAAACAACCAATCTGTACCTTTATCAGAAGCTATTGGATCAAGATATACTAATTTGTATGATGGAGAACATGCAGTAACTAAAGATGCACTGGACAATACAACAACAACGGTAAGACTGCAACTCCCCAATGCTGGTATTGGTACTGATCTAAGATTCAGACTTGGTGACTATATTGAGATTGATGCTGAGATCATGAGAGTATCTGAGGCAGGTCTAATCGGTGGTGGTAATGATGGTCTCCGTGTTATTCGTGGTTCACTTGGTACTCTACCCACTGAACATTTTTCTGGTTCCTTGATTAGAAAGATTGCACCATTGCCTATCGAGTTGCGTCGTCCTTCTATTCTTCGTGCATCTGGACATACATTTGAGTATCTTGGATATGGTCCCGGTAACTATTCAACCGGTCTTCCTCAAGTACAGAACAGAACACTGACTGATGATGAGGAGTATCTATCTCAGGCACAGGAAAGATCAGCTGGTTCAATTGTATATACTGGTCTGAATAACGAAGGTGACTTCTACATTGGTAACAAGAGAATCTCCTCTTCTAGTGGTGAAGAATCATCCTTTGGTATTCCTATTCCTACTGTAACTGGTGAGTCTGCATCTACTAACTCTGTTGTATTTGATGAAGTTATTGTTAGACAGAGAATCATTGTTGAAGGTGGTCCTCAACAGAATATCCTATCTCAGTTTGATGGTCCAGTAACATTCTCTAATGATGTTAACTTCACCGATGATTTAATTACAAGTGGAACTGTAGAGCTTGGTGGTTCTATTGAAATTACTGGTGAGTTCCCCAATGGTGCTAAGTTAAACAATGTCTTAGTCGGTGTTGGTACTCAGAAGACTGAAATTACAACAGTTCCTGGATCTGGTGATCTCGTTCTTAATGCTGCAACTGGATTTGCTGTTGCTATTGCAACTGACACTAAGTACACTGCATCAGTAACATTTGAGAAACAGGTTAACCTCAATGGTTTTACTACATTCTCTGGTGATGTATACATGAGTGGTGCTGGATTTACATATTGTGGTGGTCCTCTCCATGTATGTGATGATATTGTTGCATTCTATGGTCAGACTTCCGACCTTTCTATGAAGGAAAATGTTTCCACACTTGAAGATCCACTCGCTAAGGTTCTGCAGATTCGTGGCACTGAATACGATTGGAAGGCAGGTAACAAGAGCTATACGGGTCACGATGTTGGCGTTATCGCTCAAGATGTTGAAAAAGTTCTTCCTGAGGCAGTATCTACCAAACCTGATGGCACTAAAGGTGTCCACTATAACAAACTAATTCCTCTTCTTATTGAAGCAGTCAAAGACCTAAGTTCACAAGTCGATGACCTAAAGGATAAATAAGTAAAAAGGTCTTGCCACTAAAAGATAATGCCTAATAATTACAAGACAATTATCAACTTCAGAGATGGCATTCAGGTTGATGCAGATGATCTAATCTCCAATAATGGTCTAGTCGGTATCGGCACAACCATTCCAAGAGAGCAGCTGGACATTCGTGGAAACTTGATTGTCGAAAATCAAGCTAATTTTAGAGATGTCAATGTAATTGGATATCAAACACATTATGGCAATATTAATGTTGCTGTAGGATATTCAGTTGGAATTGGTACAACAGTACCTGAAGCAGAATTTCAGGTTGGTGTAGGAACAACAGGTGTCACAATATCAGTCGCAGGTACTGTAACAGCTGTTAAATTTGAAGGTGATGGATCTGGATTGATTAATCTTCCTACATCTGTATGGGATAATGATAATCCTGGAGTAGGATCAACAATCTATGCGTTTAGACCTGTTGGTGTATCTGTAACATTCCCACAGGCAGATTTTGCTGTTGGTGATATTATTAAACTTGATGCTATTAGTGGTGTTGGTACATTTGAGGGGCTGAGTGCAAAGAACATTACACTTACTGGTAATGCCCAGCAAGGTAACATCAACATGGTTGGTGATATTGTTGGTGTTCAAACTATCACTGGTAGTGGTAACATTGAACTGACTGGTATTGGTTCATTTGTTGGTGGATTAAATATGGCATCAGGTGCCATGATTGGCACTGACCGTGGATTGACATTCACTAATGATGAGAATAGTATTACTTTCATTGGAACTGTAGCTAACGCAGACAGTCGTCATGGTATTAGGTTTATTGAAACTAGTGGTGCTATTCCAAGACAAGCAATTCTTTTCAACGGTGCCGTAACTGGTGTAGGTAATACTCCTATTGGACAAGTCGAGTTCTGGGGGCAAGATGATTTAGATCCAGATGCTATTAAGAATAAGCCTAGAGTAGTTGTTACTAGTGAGGGTAAGATTGGTATTGGTAAATCTAGAGTTGATCCCAATTTTGATCTCGATGTGGTCGGCACAGGTACATTTAGCGGTTCGCTTGGTGCTGCTGGTGGATTCATTGGCGATGTTATCGGTGATATTACTGGTGTCGCAGGTTTGGCGCAAGGATTAACTGGTGTACCTGATATTAGTGTTGATCAGATTGATTCTCTTGGAATTAACAGCATCTTTATTAGAAACACTGGTATTTCTACATTTGGTGGTGAGATACTTGTATCCAACTTCGTGGGTGTGGGCACAACAAGTTCTGCACTTGGTAAAGGTCTTGGTGTTAGGGGTGATGCTGATATTGATGGTGATGGCACATTTGCTGGTAACTTAACTGTTGGTGGCGATCTTTCAATCGGTGGTACATTTGGTGGATCTGTAAATATTAGTGATGTTACTGCTACTGAGTTAGTTGTACTTGGCATTGTCTCTTGTGTACCAGGATCTAGTGCAATTCTGGATGACACAACATTTACCGGTGATATTAATCAAACTGGTGGAGATTCTGCATCATTCAAGCAAGTCAATATCGGTGGCACATGTAGAATTCTTACAGATACTTTAGTCTTTGGTGATCTAACCACAGTAGTTTCTGCATCTGGTACAGTATTTGCTAATCTAAGTGGTATTATCACAACTAATACTGTCAATACAGATGTTATTAACATCAACAATACTTTTAACTTTACTGGCGGTGGTATTTGCACCTTTGGAGCTGTTACATTAAATGCCAATAGTGGTCTTGTCACATGTGGCAGTCTTCAAGTTACCGAAGGTGTTGAATGCCAATTTATGGTTGCAAATGCAGGTGTTACCACAGTTGCAAACTTAGATATTACTGATGGTGCAGGGACAAACCTGCTGATTACTAGAATCGGATTCAATACTACTCTCTCAGGTATTCCTGTTCAGGAAGGAATTGCATTATTTGATAATGCTGAGATTGCCATGCTTGGTGAAGCTGGTATTGGTATTGGATCAACTTCCGGTAAGAGAGATTCTAATGTAGATCTTTATGTTGGATTAAGAAGAAGCCCTAGCGGTGACTTTATTGGTGGAGAAGCTCTCTTTGAGTCTGGTGTTGGCATTGGTACTAAATTTGGTCTCAATGACAGTAATGCAGTTGAAATTTATAAAACCACAAAATTCTTTAGCAATTACACAGGCACTGGTGGCACTGATGGTGGACCAGTTAGAGTTGGATTTGATACTGCACTTCCAAACTCTACTCTTGACCTAGGAGAATCTAGCGGTAGTATTATTCTTTCCAGACAAAATGATTCTACCCCAGATGGTACACAACCAGGATGTTTGTGGTTTGATATTAATTCAAATGTCAACCAATTATTCTATGAAGATAGGTTGAATAATCCTGTTGGTATTAAGACTGTTATTAATGAAACTCATGATCCTGTCTCGTATCTTGAGGAACTTGGATACCTTGGCGGTATCGTCGAAAACGATGCTGATAGAGCAACTCAGATTAATAATAATGTTGACAATCTTGTTCAACCTGGATCTGAGTTCGGTGTAAGTGCTACCGGATTTGGTACTGCACATATGATCTATAACAAGGCATATAATAAGCACCAATATGCAACTCAACAGGGTTCCAGTGCAACTGATGCGAGTATCTTCAGATCCTTTGTGTCTTCTGGAACTTCAGCCCTAAATATTGAGCAGGACGCATCCGATCCGACTAAAGTGTATATCACAGTTGCTGGTATTGGTTCGGTTACATTTACACTTTCCTAGGGATTGATATATGGCTTACGGAGATTGGAGCACAAAAACTCAACAACTCCTGACAGGTACACCTGGCACACAAATATCATATGGCGAAGTTAGGGCAGCAGTAGGTGATACTTCTGCTTCAATCTCTGCATCTGAGATGCATCGAGTTACAGATCTTGATGCACCATATGATTTTAACCAGGGAAAATATGCTACTTCTACAGGAACGCCACACTTACCATATGTTTTAGATGCAGTTGAAAATGTAGGCGTTGGTACGACTGGAGCTATTACACCTCAAGATCTTAGAGGTATTATTGATGAGTATGTGGTCGAACAGGCAGCAAATTCAGAGGAAGAGAACTTTAATGTTACTGATCTGAATAGTCCCTCTACTCCTAGTGTTGATGCAACTTGGGGTGGTAACCTTAATAGAAATATCACAAAATATTTGAGGTTAAAGGGTAGGATTATTAGTACAAGTGTTGCAACTCCTGCTGTTATTGCTGATGATCCGTCATCAAATCTCAACATCTATGTAAACAATTCTCCACCATCTTATGGCATTTATTCTGCTGGTGGTGCATTAGGTGGTCAACCTGGCGGTGATGCTGTTCAAGTATCTAATCCTGGAGCTCCTTCACTCCGTAAGGTATTTGTAGAGTGCGAAGGATCAGACGCTCGCATTTATGCCGGTGGCGGTGGTGGAAAAACTGGAGTTGATGGATCTCCTGGATCACCCGGTAGTGGTGCATCTTCTGGATCTCCTGGATCACCCGGTAGCCCTGGTGGTAGTGGTAGTAATGGTAGCAATGGATCACCCGGTGCCTCTGGTCAACCTGGATCTCCTGGATCTGGTGGTCAGCAAAGATCAACATATCAAGCAAGACAAGCTTATCAGAATAGAAGAGGTGAAAGAAATAGAAGGACTAGAAGGAAAAGATATGGTGGATGGCCAAGAAGTAGAAGAGGGCCAAAACAGGATAGGCAAGGTTATCAGAATAGAAGGACTGAAAGAAGAAGAAACACTGAAAGAAATAGAAAGCACTGTTCTGGCGGTCAAGGTGGATCCGGCGGTGGCGGCGGCTACGGCGGCGGTCGTGGATGGGGCGGTGCTGGCGGATCAGGTGGCGGCGGCGGTGCTGGTGGTCCATCTGGTTATAATGGCACTGGTGGCGGTGGCGGTCAACTTGGTGTAGGTGCTCCCGGTCGCGGTTGGAACTACAAAACAGGCAATATCACTGGACAACCTGGCACACCCGGCATTCCTGGCACACCCGGTGGTGGTGGTGGATCAGGGACACCAGGCGGCAGCGGCGGATCAGGTCAACCCGGAACCCCTGGCCAGGGTGGTGGTGGTGGCTACGGCGGTGGTGCTGGTACTCCTGCATCTTGTGGTGCTGGTACTCCGGGACAACCAGGCGGATCAGGTCAACCCGGACAACCAGGGACACCAGGCGGTAGAGGTGCAAGCGGACAGCCTGGACAACCAGGAACACCTGGAAATGCAGGCACTCCGGGACAACCAGGACAACCGGGACAACCAGGAGGATCTGGAGGCACTTGGGGTCAAGATGCGTTTGGTGGTGCTGCTGGCGGTAAAGGTGGTCGCGCTGTTAATGGTGATAAGTATGAAGTTATTCCCAACGGCGGAGATATTAGAATAATTTACTAATTTTTTATTATGTCAATTTATCGTCTATCCCCCTCACCCAATTTCGGTATGGGGGAGATTTTATATGAAACTTGGGTAGAAGGATTCACCCCACAAGAGTGTGACAGAATTATTAGATATGGTGAGTCATTAAATCCTCAAGCATCCATAGTTGGTGTTGATGATGAATCTAATGAAGTAGTAGAAAGTATTAGAAAATCTAAAAACTCATGGATTGAGCTAAATGATGAGACTGAATGGATATATGACAGGCTAGGAAATATTCTTAGGTGTATGAATGGTATGCACTGGAGATTTGATCTTCATGGATTTCATGAGCATCTTCAATATACTGTTTACAATGATGATAAGTCTTTCTATCGTTGGCATGTAGATAATATGATACTTGGTGATGCTCCACCTAGAAAGTTGAGCATGTCAATACAACTAACTGATCCTGATGATTATGATGGTGGAGAACTTCAAGTTAATGATGGAGAAGTTCATACAATTGCAAATGACAGAGGAATAGTAACAGTATTTCCTAGCTATGTTTTACATCGTGTAACACCTATCACTAGGGGCACAAGACGCTCTCTAGTGGTCTGGGCGACTGGTCCTGGGTTCAGATGAAGAACTGTCCACTAACGCCCCCACAGCGCCCCACAGACGCTATAATAAGGACATGAAAAACACCCACCTTGAGCACCTAGAAGACGAGATCCTGAACAGCGGCACTGCTGGCGGTTTCAATGTTGTTACTTTCCTCCGACAGTTCAGTGATATGTTATCTGGCAAGTCCAGTGACTTAAATATCACTACCAAGTGGGATGGTGCCCCAGCTATTATTTGTGGCACTGAACCTGTCAGTGGTCGTTTCTTTGTCGGTACTAAATCAGTATTCAACAAAGTCAATCCTAAAATTTGTTTTGATGACACTGATGTAGATCGTTTTTACAACGGTCAACTTGCATCAAAGCTCAAAGATTGTCTAGAATATCTTCCTCAACTTAATATCTCTGGTATTGTTCAAGGTGACTTACTATTCACTCAAGAAGACAAGAGAAGCGGTATTGTCGGTGGAAACAGAGTTATTTGTTTCACTCCTAATACTATTACTTATGCTGTTGATCGTCATTCCCGTACAGGTTCTGTCGTTCATCTTTCCAAACTTGGAATCGTATTTCATACAAAATACAAGGGCGATACTCTACAGACTGCGGAAGTTGTACCTCTCAAAAAAGCCCCTAAGTATCATTCTACTGAGGATGTTTTTGTTGCCAGTGCGAATTTTATTGATGCCACTGGTGCTTCTCTTTTTGATGAAAGAGATCTGTATACATTCAATGCTCACATCAATCTCGCACAAGGTGCGCTAAAGCAATCTTCTAAGTTTCTTGACATCCTACAAGGTCAAGGTAAATCTAACCTAATGATGCACCTTCTTCTCAAAAAGTTCTTCAATCAGCGTATCCGTGGTGGTCGTGGTGTTGTCAATGCCAAGACAATGGTTGCTGAGTTTGCACAATTCTACAGAGTTGCTATTCAAACTGAGAGGGGCAAGAAGAAAACTGCTGCAACTCAGAAAAAATACGAAAACATGGAGACTGATGGTCTCATGTTCATCGCTATGTATCGTCGTGAGTTGTACTTCTTGATTGCCGCGTATATTTCTATTCGTACTGCTAAGAAAATGGTCATTGACCAACTCAACAAAGTTCGCACTATCAAGACATTTATCGGTCAAACTCCCACAAGTCCTGAGGGATATGTTGTTCACAATGACAAGTCAATGATGAAGTTTGTTGACGATGAGTTTCGTCTTGCTAACATTACGGTTGACAAGACCTGGAATTCCAAGTAGAGTAACTTTGTCGAAGTTCAGCACAACTATAGCTATGAGTTCAATGAAATTCGCTCTACATTGGAAGCGCCCAAAGAAAGGATACTCTTCATTTCAAAAGGCAGTATTCTACAGACAAGAAGATGTAATCTGGTATATTAATGTGCTAAAAGAGCAAGGAATTGAAGACTACGATATTCTACCCGTTTTTAACTAAATAGACGAAGATATAATTTTAGACGCATGAGTAGGAAAATTGCTGTCATCGGTGCGGGTGCAGATGCAGTATCGACTGTTGCTCAACTCATCTCGCGAAGAGACCTACAAGATAGTGAATACCAGGATGACGAAATTACATGGATACGGGATTGCTCGCATAAAATTGACAACTTCGGAGTGCAAGTCAATACACTTTGGCTTACTGTTATTTCTACCAACACCACAATTAGTACACTCGATTTTCATAAAAGATTTGATGCGACTCAAAAACTTGGGTTAAAGTTTATTGGGTTTGGTAATAGAATTGATAAGAACTTCTTTGTCATGTTTGATCCCACCGAGATCTCAATGCACATCGATGAAGGTAAGTTTGTTGAGTTCTATTGGGAAAATCTCCAAAATCAACACTTTAATCTTAACTTAATTGATAAAAGAGTTGAAACTATTGGGTTCTCAGAAGAAGATAGAAAAGCATATATTGATGGTGAAGAGTTTGATTTTATTGTTGATTGTGTGAGAGGTGGACTGTGGGATAAAGAGTCATATAGTGATGCATTATATAATCCAACTGATACAAAGCTAACGGTTAATCGTAAGATTCCTGGTGATTGGGATTACACTGCATACATTGCTACTGAGCATGGATATTTGACTGGTGTTCCTACACAAGATGCACAAACATGGATATATTCATATGACAGTGATATTACAACTGAAGAGCAAGCAGTAGAAGATTTTAATACTCATTGTGCAGTTAAAAAACACTGTTCATATAAGAAAACTGAATCAGATCATAAAACATCTGACTATTGTGTCAACAAAAATAGAATGTATGCCCGTTGTGGTCGTGCGTTAGGTATGAATGATGACTTAACTGGGTTCCGTAGTTATGTTGAGACTGATTTAGGTGAAGCATTAGGAGAATTTATCTTTGGTGATGATGAAAAACCTTGTAACAATATACAGCGTCTTGAGGTAGAAGATCGGTGGAGAGATGGTCAGATTGATCAAGCAGCAGTCATGGCATTTTACTTGCAGTTTGGATCAAAGTATCGTCATTCTGACTTCTGGGTTCAAACTAGAGAGAAAGCATGTAGACTCTTGGAAGATAAAGATCTTCACTCAACTGAGCGTAGAGAAGTATATGTAAAATTAGACGAGATCCCTGAGGAAGAAAACATTAGACTTGATTATTTCAGGTATCAAGCAGAAGCAGATGACAAATACTTTCTGCGTCAGAGAATGACAGATGAGTCAGATGAACCATATAGAATGTTAGGTCCGTACCAAAGTTTCTGTCAAGCTGTATATGGTTTAGGTGCTCCATATGCAAACAAATATCCTCTCATGTCACCATTGTGGGAACCAAGTGAGAAATTTGGTGAAATTGTGTTAGATTCGATGATGGATGGACACTTTAAGAAGCGGACCAAGAAGAAGTGACAGCGTGGTTCTAATTGCTATAATATAGGCATAAGACAGGCAACCATGAACGCAACTGAAGCAGGACGACTTGCTAAAACTGAGGGTCACAAGTTTGAGCACAGTTTGCCTGAGTATCTAAATGAGATATTTGGTGGTGATCATGTTGTCAATGGTCGCCCAGATACCAAAGTTGATGTATATGACAATGATTCTGGTATTGCATATTCTGTCAAGAATGTAAGCAAGAATCATACTCAAGTAGCATTACTATCCTCTCGTAAATTTATTGAGTATTTTGGACTTCAAGAGACTTTTCCAGCTTTGTTTATTAGGTTGTTCTTTGGTGTTCCTAATAACTATGGTATGTCTACTATTTCTTTACGCCATAAAGATCTCGTTCTGAGTGACGCTGAGATTCGTCAAAATCGTGTGTACGCTAACAATATCCCTCAGGGTATTAAAGACGCCTTCATGACCTTTATGAACGCCAATAAGATGGCAATTTTTGATGTGATTGTTCGTAAAGGTCTTAATGATGGTTATCCTGTGAGTCAGATGATATGGCGCAATAAGAAAAGTGATCAAATGCGCTTCATTGACATTGCAAAACTTGAAAAGCTATGTGAGGGTGGAGAGTGGGTTCTAAATAATACGACACTACATTTTTATACCGCTGAAGGAGTTAAACTGTTCCATCTGCAAATGAAAGGATCAGGTAAGAAGTACAACTCTGGTTATCACGGTATGATGTTTCATATCTACCAATGACATGGGCATGTTTGATACTCTAAAATCATCTTATGACCTTGGTGCTGGGTTTCATAAAGAATTGCAGACCAAGGATTTAGAGTGTTGCATGTGTCAGTATTGGATAGATCCCGCAGGTAGATTGTGGGACATTAATTATCAAGGAACACACGATCTTATTATTAATGAGAAAGCAGAGAATATATGGGAGAGAGTAAAACCAGTTCCAAATGGTTGTCATGGTAAAGTTAGCCCCGTATTCATAGATAAGGAGATAGAAGTATATCCTGCAAAATGGGATGCACATTATGCGGCACTTCCGCGACGATATTTAACATTCAAAGGTGGAATCTTGTATGGAGTTGGGTAAGTATGAATTTGGTGGACAGGAGAGATGTTCTGCTAACTATGCAAGACTAATCAGTGAGTTAGAGGGGTCATATCAGATGCTTAAATACCTAGGATTTGAAGAAGATATGCTCAAGATTGAATCTATAAAGAAAAACTATTATAAACTATACTTCAGACAATTAAAGGCAGAGAAACATGTCGAAGGACAATGAATTAGCATGGGCTTTGCATACTGCTGCTAGATTGCTATCTGAGAAGTATACAATCACTTACAAAACTGTCACAACAGACAACACTGAACATGATGAGGTTGTGATAGAATATGGACATAGACCAAGATTAGATGACTCAACTAATTGATCCTAGTGATCCTCGCTATTTCACTAATTCTAGTGATGAACCCTACGATAGACACAACTACAAAGTTGTATTAGCTAATGGTGAGTCACTGAATACTGATGCTTGGGATATAGCACAATCAATATGGTTTCAATATCCCTCCTCGTTCCTATCACACATTGAAGTATTAGACAAAAATGACTGAAGAAGCACTAATTTGGAAAGAGAGATATGAATCTCTTAAAAGATGGGTAGAGAATAATATGAATCAACCTTATGAGCATCCATGGTACGAACATACTAAGACAGTTCGCAAACTGGACACGGGACACAAGCGAAAAGATATGGATCTGCTATAATTATTGCATACGACAGAACTTCAATGCAACTACGACCACACCAGCAACGCGCTCTCACTGCTCTTGCTGGTAATAACAAAGGTTGCGTCTATGTTCCTACTGGTGGTGGCAAGACAGTCATCATGATGGAAGATTGTGTTCGCAGACTTGATGCAGCTAATGTTGCTCAGACTATCGTAGTCGTTGCTCCTCGCATTCTGCTTGCCTCACAACTTTGTAGTGAGTTCATGCAGTATCTTGACAATATCGATGGTTATGAGTACAACAACAACTTTACTGTGATGCACATTCACAGTGGTGAGACTTCTCATTTTAAGACTACTAAAGTCGATCAAATTCAGCGTCATGATGATGTTTGCATGAATGTAAATGTTCATCAACTTATCTTCACCACTTATCACAGTTTGCATAAAGTTGTTGACAGTGGCATCAAAGTCGATGTTATGTATTGTGACGAGGCACACAATGCAATTCAAAAGAATCACTTTGTCGGTGTTGCTGCTACTTCACAACTAGCATCTAATTCGTATTTCTTTACTGCAACTCCTAAGTATTCTCGCAATCCTTTTGCAAATGGCATGAACAATCAAGTCGTGTTCGGTAATACTCTGGAGATTGTTCCTGCTCCTGAACTTATCAACAATGGCAGCATTATTCCTCCCGAGCTTGTTGTTCATGAGACAGAACTTGTGCGTAACAAGCATAATGCACATGATGTAGATCGTGAGATGGTACTAGACATTATTGATGACCTTGGTGATGATGATGCTGCAAAGATTCTAGTTGCCGCACCTAACACCCGTGTATTGTGGGCAATGCTTTCTCGTACAGATATTCTTGATAGTTTGAATGAGATGGGTTATGATATTATGCACATCACATCTAAGCATGGTGCATATATCAATCGTGACAAAGTAGGTCGTGATAAGTTCTTTGAGACTCTTCAAGAATGGGGTGCTGATGATCAGAAAAAGTTCATCGTCTTTCATTATTCTATTCTGTCTGAGGGTATCAATGTTCCTGGTCTAACGCATACTATTCTACTGCGTAATCTGCCTGTGATTGAGATGGCACAGACAATTGGTCGTGTCATTCGTCTACATAAGGATGATGCAAAAGATATTGCTGAAGGTAGGATTATTCCTGGTAAGCTTTCACAATATCGTAAATCTCATGGTGTTGTGACTGTCCCCCTGTGTGGCAAAGCATCACAAGCAACGCGCAATCGTTTGCAAAAAGTTATTGATCTCATCTTTGTTGATGGTCTTCCCGCCCACTCATTCGCATAAAAATGGCAAAGTTCAAGCACACAATCTCTTACAAAGTCAATGGTTCTGGACCTCTATTAGAGGCAGTAATCTTAGCAGATACTGTTGACTCTGCTAAGGATCAGTTTACAATTGATGTTCCTAATGGTAGAATAGAAACTGTTCTAACTACCGTCCCATCTGCTTAATTCTCTCTTTTTATTATGTTTGGAAACAACAACCGCTCTGCTGAAGTGACATTCTACTCTGCTAGGACTGGAATGCAAACTGTTAATGTTCAGTGCCAAGATCAACAAGGTGCTGAACAAATCGTTGAATCTCAGTATGGTGATGTGCAAATCATGCGTGTGAATATGAATGTCTGATAACTATCAGTCAGTCTATCATACAAATACTCACATCCTTGATGCACAACTAAGATATTCTGGATATGTGAGCAAAAACGGGTTAGTGGCGGCGGTCCCGCTTGGAAATAGCAAAAAATTCGTAGTTGTATATCAGGGCAGACAATACAAGGTCTGCCGTAACTATCAGTCTGCCTTAAATCTCTGTAAAAGGTTAGAGAAATCAACCAGTTCTCGAACCGGACTAGCTACCCTGCCGCTCTAGTGGTGGGGTGCTAGAATATGTGAGGTTAAGACACCTCCATGACCACTAAGATCCCCAAAGAACTGCGACAATTAATGAAATCTTACGATTTCACCTTGTATCGGATCGGTAAACACTACACTTGGCACGGTCCTAACGGTGCTGTAGTCGTTACATCTATGACACCAGGCAAGGCAAGGTATTTGAAAGAGATCGAAAAAAATATCAAACGAGAGACTTCAGTATGAAAATTGATGTCATTGCCAGGATTATTGGTAGTGCTCTAGCTATCATATCATACTTCATTGTTCTTCATGTAAGTACCACTCTAGGTGCTATGATGATGTTGGTAGCTGATGCAATATCAGTGCCATACTTTATAAGAACTAAATCATGGGATGTGGTTCTTATGTTATCATTCTTACTCTGTATTTCTTCTTCTAAATTATTCTTATGATCAATTACAATCAACCTCCTGCACCGATTGTAGTGTGTTTTGACTGCACCACAAACGAACAAAAAACACTTGAGTTTCTTCAGAAACGAGGGATTCGTAATCAAAATGCACTCGCTGTCGTGTTGGGCAACATTAAACAAGAGTCTAAATTTGACACGCTAGTTTGTGAGGGTGGGGCAAGGACTGGTTATCATGGATGTAAATCAGGTGGGTTCGGTTTGATTCAATGGACCTCTCCCAATCGTTATTATGGGTTAGGAGCTTTTGCTAAAAAGTATGGTGGAAATGTTGATACTATTGAAACACAATTGCGTTATATGGTGAACGAACCTCAATGGAATCGTTATGAACTTTATCTCAGGAGTGAGGAACAATCAGTAGATTTCTACATGAAACATGCTTACAATTGGTTGGGGTGGGGTATCCATGGCAATCGTACCCGGTTTGCATACAATTATCAATCACGGTTCTCCGTCATCCAACCACTTCCCGAAGTGGCATAGCCCCCGTTGTGCTGCGCCCAAAATCGTGTATTATTAAAGAGTCAAAGGAACACACCTCACCACATGCAACTCACAGCACAGCACGGAAACATGGTTGTTGACTTCTACCCCGTCAAGTATGCTGATGGAAGTATCAGCGAGCGTCTAATGTATAAAACTGTGACATTCATGAATGACATGCAATCTAAGTCCTACATCAACAAAGAATCATTTGAGAAAGAGGTTGATAGTCGTGTTGAGGGTTATAAGTATGAAGTGACTGATCTTCACACAGAACCACAACTTTTCAACTCTGCACTGATTCAAACTCGTTGGTGATTGA